AAAGACCTGTTATTGTCAATGTACCTGTTACCTTTCCAGTATCTAAATCTGGCGGTATGACATTTCCTATCAAACCGGGAGATACGGGTATTGCAGTTTTTTCAATGCGTTCTATTGAATCTTGGAAGAACTCAGACGGTTATCCATCTACACCTTTGAACTATGCTAAGATGGACAAGAATGATGCAATGTTCGTTCCCGGTCTTCAAACCTCTTCAAACTCTTCAAACAACCCTGCTAAACATAGCTTTAGTCACAGTATTGAAGATACCGTTATGTTTGCCAATCTTGGTACAGGCACTGAGGTTGAGGTTAGACTACAGCAAAGTGGTAATGTTCTGATCCGTACAAATCAAGACATATCTGTTGAGTGCAATAACGCCTCAGTAGTTGCCAACAGCTCAGCTTCAATCACCACACCGGAGTTGAGTATTGATGCTATTAACACTGTCTGGACCGGAAACGTGACCCACGTGGGTAATTTTACCTTCAACGGGGTTCTTTTCAGCACCCACCGGCACGCGCCTTCACCTACCCCTCCAAGCAACCCTTAAGGATGATCCTATATGGACTTACTACTAGACTACGTATCGGGTGACCTCGCTTGGAAAAATGGACCTCTTACTGTTGATTATACAACCCAACCTCTGGTTGACACTGTCAAACAACGCTTATTCATTATGCTCCGTACCTTCCAGGGAGAGTGGTTCATGGACTTAAACCACGGTATCCCTTACTGGCAAAATATTCTGGGTAAAAAGACAACTAAGTCTGCTGTAGATTTGATCTTTCAACAAAAGATCTTAGCTGAAAATGGTGTAAAAGAAATTACAGAATTTAAATCAACGTTTGTAAACAGACAATACTCTCTTGACTTTAAAGTTAGGGTGAGTACAGGTGAGATTACAGATACGATTACGATAAACCCAATTACTTAAGGAACAGTTTATGGCATTCGGCTTATCTCCTGAAGGCTTTACAATTAAGAGGTTGGCTGACCTTAAGGCCGATGATGACGCACTTGCTGATGAACTGTTCTTACCGCTAGTTTCTCCAGGTGATATTGTTGATAAATCTGCAAGCTCTACTATCGGGAGGCTCATTGGTTTACACATCGACCCCCTTTCTGACCTTTGGGAGATAGCCCAACAAGTCTATCTTGCCTTTGATCCTAACTCAGCAATGGGCGTAGCTCTTGATAATCTTGTAGCCTACGGTGGCCTGATTCGTGGTGAACAAACTTTCTCTACAGCACAAGCACTATTTACAGGCGATGTTGGTACTCTGATTGATGCTGGTCTTACTGTTCGGGGTACAACCACAGGTGAAGACTTTACTGTAAGGGCTTCTGTAGCTATCAATGCTACTGGTGCATCAGGTATTGCGGTTCAAGCTATAACAGTTGCTGATAGTACACTCTATACGATCACGTATATTGGTGCAACGACTACAAACACAATCAGCTATACTAGCGGGGTTGGTTCTACCCAAACTTCTATTCAAGCAGGGATCAAAGCTGTTGTAGATGCAAGTCATCCAACCTTAACTGCAACTATCACAAACAATATTCTTTACATTGATCGCGTATCTGTATTCGATACTGTTAATTTCACATCAAGCGCTAACATCGGTATCGTAAAAGCTCGTAAAGTTGGTAGCTTGACAGCAGTGAATGCTGGCCCTATTGAAGGCGAAGCCAATACAATCACTTCTATTCAAACTCCTAAAACTGGCTGGGATGCTGTAACAAACCCAACGGCTGTTGTTCCGGGCGAAGATGTTGAAACAGACGAAGAGCTGAGAGAACGTTTCAGACAAAGCAAGTACATCAGAGCCACTAATATTTTAGAGGCTTTGTATTCTGATCTAATCAGCCTTGAAAACGTTATTGAAGTCCAGATTTATGAAAATGACACAGATGTTGTAGATGCTAATGGTGTTCCTGCACATAGCTTCTTACCTATCATTCTTGGCGGTGATCCATTAGACATTGCTGAAACCATTTGGGAAAACAAACCTCTTGGTATTCGCTCGTATGGTAACACAACTCAGACCATATACGATAGTCAAGGTTTCCCACACGAAATTGGCTTTGAAAGACCAAATCCCGTAGACATCTATATCAGAATGGATCTTACGACCAATGCTAATTATCCTCAGAATGGCGATGATTTAATTAGATCCAATCTCGCCTCTTACTTTACATCTGATTTCGGTATTGGCGATGATGTTATTTACTCTCGTCTCTATACACCAATTAATAGTGTTCCGGGACACGCTGTAAATAGTCTTGAAGTGAGTACAGATGGTGTTACTTGGACAACAGCTAATATCGATGTGCCCTTTAATGGTATTGCTACCTTAGAATCGAATAACATTGTTATAACCAAAACCTAAGAGGACTTAATATGGCTCAAATTCCTTTTGAGGTTATTGATTATACAGAACAAGCAAGAACAAGAGTAACTGAACAATTTAAAAATAAGCAAGTCTTTGATAACTACGTTCAAATTCTTACTAGAGGTGAGATTGACTTACAGAACACATTCAAAGATTTGCTACAACTTCGTGATATCGATTCAGCAACAGGTGCTCAGTTAGACATTATTGGTCGTATCGTAGGTCAAGATAGAGAACTGATTGCTGCCGATCTATATGACTTTTTTGGCATGATTGGTGCATTAAATGCCTTCCCAATGGGGGATATAAATGATCCGGCTGTTGGTGGCATTTTCTACAGTTATGGTATTGATTTAGGCGGCAACGTAGAACTTGATGATGAAACTTATAGGATATTCATCAGAGCTAAGATCTATAAGAATATTACTGCCTCCACGCCAGAACAATTTATTCAAGCTATTAAGCTTATCTTTGGACTAGATCAAGTAGCTGTTGTGGCTGAAGGTGATGCTTCTGTGACAGTCCTGCTTGGCGGACAACTTAGTAACTTCCAACGAGTGCTACTAACTTATATTTCATATTCTCAAGGATACCCCTCAAGATTAATTCCTAAGACTGTTGGCGTAAGGATCAACTTTGGTGAGTATATTCCAAACGCCTATTTCGGATTTGCTGACAGCCCCGGAGCACTTGGTTTTGGTGATATCTCCGGTACTTACGGCTACGGTCTTGGGTATGGCCTCAATTACGGACAGAGTGACTACACCACAAACGGCGGTGGTACATTCGCAACAATTTATAATAATCTATAGGATAAATAAATGGCTGAGACAACATTACCAGATCTTTCGTTGATCTGGTCGTCTGCTGGCGATATTCTTAAACCCTCAGACTCAAAAATACAACAAGGGTGGCAAGCTGAAATTCCTCCTCGCCAATGGTTTAATTGGCTTGACAATAGACAGGATCAAGCTATTGCGCATATTGCACAGCATGGTATTGCTGTTTGGTCAGATTCCCTGGAATACCAAGCTGGTAAAAGCTACGTTCAAGGTTCTGATGGTCTAGTGTATAAAGCGCTAACTACCAATACAAATACAGACCCTGTAGGTAATGTTGGTGATTGGGAGTCGGCGTTCCTCTCTGCTGACCAAGCTGTACAAGTTGCGACAGCAGCCCAGTCGAGGGCGATGACTGCTAACAATGTTTATCTAAGCCCCCTACAACTTGCTAATGCTTTCACAGGCACTAACCAACAGATTGCTACTAATGGCTTTCAAAAACTTCCAGGCGGGTTGATTATACAGTGGGGTTCCATTGCCCTGAATAGTACCCCTCAAATCAACAGCACTTTCCCGATTCCATTTCCTAATCAATGCCTGTCGGTGGCTGTTAATGCAGATGACTCAACCAGCAACTATGCATTTGGGCAATTAGTTAACATCACTAATAGCAACTTTACCGCCGTAGCCTATACAGCAAACCCAGGCTCTGTACCTGTTGCAAACACAAGCATTGCAATTGTTTTAAACTACATTGCTATTGGAAGATAGGACAGGAAGAACTATTATGACTCAACAAACTTCACCATTCTTAGAGGCAGCTTACGGTTGGAATCTAGGGGAGAGTGGGTGGAATGAAGGGATGGACACCAACCTTCTAAAATTCTCTTTCATGTTTGATAGAAATATCGATTCTATCACCGCCTCCTTACCCGCGCCTGTAAATGGGCAGGCGCACTTCTTAACAACAGACAACCGAATCTACTTTGCAGTAGGTGGTGTTTATTATCAAACGCCGGTTCCGAAATGGTTTGTTATAAAGTTAAAGACAAGTGGGGATACTTATGAATTTAACGGAACAAGTCTTGTTCAAATAGACACTCCGACATCTTTGGATTCAAGGTTAGACGCTGTAGAGACTACAGTTGTATCGTTAGGTACAGCAGCATTTGAAGATATAGGATTCTTTGCTACCCAGGCAGATTTAAATAGTATACAATCTTCTTCTGTACTTTATGAACGAGGCGCAGTTGTTCCTATCAGTACAGTTCAGGATATGTTGAATTCAACCTACATTAACCTATGGGAATTTGCTGATTTAGTAACAAGTAAACCAAACCCTTCTGATCCAAATACATGGGATTGGACCCCAGCTATACAGGCTTGTGTTAATGCTGCAAATGGTACACCTATCTTAGTCCCTCCGGGAACCTATAGAGTCACTTCTATGATTACCTACTATAATATTAGTGGAGTCATTAAACCACAAGGCTTTAAACTACAGGGTTACGGTCGTGGTGTGACAATCTTTAAAAACGAAGTTGTTGGCGGGTATTGTTTTGATATTAATACAGGTATAGGGGCTACTACCTCTTCTGTAGAGTTTTTCTCCTTTGGAGGTTATTTCAAAGATCTATCTATTGTTGGCGATGCTACAATACTGAATAGTGGCGGTATTAGGTTTAGATCTTGTTGGGAATACCAACTGGTACAGATGGAATGTACCAAACATACAGGGGCGGGTATCTACATAGATCACGATAATACTATGAACCCTGACTTTACTGCATCGGCTAATATGTATTTGCTCGGGGTTCACCTAACTTACAATAAGTATGGGGCCTATTCTCCAGGGACTAACTCCTGGCCTACCCATAAATTCCAAAGTAGTTTTGTTAGCTGGAACACTGATATTGGTATTTATGCCAACAGTTCGCACATGCAGTACGTGCAAACAGCGGTTGCTTTTAATGGCACGGCCTATGTTGGTGATGGTTCACCCAGTCAAGCTTTTGGGGGTATTGTTGTTTACCAAAGCAACTATGAACCCAAGAGTATCGTAGTTGATGGCTGTGAGATGGATAATAACAAACCCCAACACTACCTACAAGCTGGCGGAAGATGTCCTACCTTAAGAAACAACGTATTTGCAAATAGATACATATCTGGTTATTTGAATAAACACTCCATAGTTTTCGGGGATACAACATCACCTAGCGGTATCTTCTTAGATGATTTTAAAGTAGAGTTAAATAGTTTTATTATTACTCCGAGCATCGTTGGCAGCGGTAAAACCCACTCTTTCGTAAAAACACGAGCCTACACCCGAGCGGGTGAAATGGGTTACAACAGTTATGGTATTGTCGGGGCGACTATTGGAACTGAGGTTAAGTGGATTGAGGAGGATGTAAAAGCCAGCCCTTATACTACGTCTTCCAATCATAGGACTAGATGTAAAAAACAAAACTATTCGTCCGATGCTTTAGGTTACAGCCTACAATTTGGTATACCTTGGTCAGCACAAGCTGTTAATGATGACGCAGTACTCTCTATTAGACCTCTACAAGACAGGGGGTTTATTATGCTTAGCGTTAACGCAGGTAACAAAGAGAATGCAGCTATTTTAGGGTACACGACTAGGGCAGGTGTTATAAGCACTTTTAAAGTAGCTCAAGATACTACAGCTGTATCCCCGAGGATTAACGTAGTGACAGGCGCTCAAACCCTTACGGGGAATACAGGCACAGATGGGTTCTTTACTGTTGCTGTTGGTGCCGATGGGTTGCTGTATTTTGAAAATAGATTGGGTGCTACCGTTGGTGTAACTATGGAATACTTCGGAGGGTACTCGGGGTTCAACACATAGGTACATTTGGTAAAACTATAAGATAATTAAATAGCACAGGGAAGTGCTTTATTTAAGAGGGAATTATGATTGACTATAAAAAGGCTTCTGATTCTCTTGGAGTTGAAGAGGCTGCAATAAAAGCTGTTGCTTCAGTTGAGAGTAGTGGTAATGGTTTTATAACTGATTCACAAGGTAACAAGATTCCTAAGATCCTATTTGAACGACATATCATGTTTCGTCGTCTTCGTGACTTTACACCAATTAAGTCAAAAGATATGGCCTCTAAATATCCTGATATCGTGAATGAAAAATCAGGTGGATATAAAGGTGGCTTGGCTGAACATGAAAGACTTCAAAGAGCAGTTTTAATTGATAGAACCACAGCTTTAGAAAGTGCTTCGTGGGGGTCGTTTCAGTTGATGGGCTATCACTGGTCAAGTCTAGGTTATTCTTCTATACAAGCTTTTATAAATGATATGTATACAGAGCAAGGACAGTTAGACGCTTTTGTTAAATTTATCAAAGCAGATAATAGGCTTGTTAAAGCTTTGAAAGAAAAGGATTGGGCTACTTTCTCCCGTATCTACAATGGCCCAGCGTACAAGACTAATAAGTATGATACTAAGATGAAAGATGCCTATGAAAAATTTAGTAAATCAGGTTAAAGTAGTTCCTCATTGGCGTCAAGTGTTAAAGACCTACTCTTTCTGGCTCTATCTAAGCGCTATCGTTCTTACTTTTGTAGAACAAATTCTACCACTGATGGGTTTGATTGAACCTTTGATGACAGGTACAACATATGCCTTGATCGTCTTTGGTCTTAACTTCCTCGGAGTAGCTGCACGCTTCATTCAGCAGCGTAAGCTTTGGGAGTATCCAACAGAAAAGCAAGAGGATGAGAAAACATGAAATTCCTGCTTGGAGCTTTAGCTATTCTCGTTCTTTTATGCTCTTTTCTAGGCTATAAAACGTATGATTTAAGCGAAGAGAAGGCTACCCTTGGTGTTGCCCTTACCTCTTCTCAAGAGGCGTTAAAAGCATCAGAAAAAGCCTATGAAACAAAGGATTTGTCCTGCAAACAAGATGATACTTCGACAGTTGAACTAGAGCAAGAAAAGTCTTCTATCTCAGATAAATCTGATGTTATCACAGAAGCCTTGAACAGGCTCCCCAAGACTACTACAAAAAACAATAACGGAGCCAGCAATGCTCCTCAAAAGGAAAACCAAAATGTCATTCAAAAAGACGTTTATTTGCCTGATGATGGCTTGCTCAGCCCTAGCCTTCTCGGGTTGCTCAAACAATCCTATTGTATCGCAGAGCCAACCAGTAGTGAATGTGTTTCCACCGGACAGCCTTCTAATACATCCATGTAAAGCTGTTCCTGCTGGTGAGAGTTTGATTGAGTTAGCTATTGCTTACAACAGAAACACTTCTTGCATTGCTAAGTATAAAGCACAGATTGAGAAGATTAAAGAGAATAAGAAAAAGCAGGAAGCCTTATATGTCAAATGATGCTAATGGTAGAATCACAAACTTAACAGAGCGTGCAGCCATTGGCTTGCTTTCATTGGTCATTGGCTTTATGACTATTCTCTATAACGGACAACAAGACAGAATCAAAGACTTGGAATCCCGTGTTATTGTTCTTCAGACAACGAAAGTAGATCGTGGCGATTTAAAAGAGTTTAAAGAAGAGATTAATGCATCAATCACAGCAATGAAAAGTGACCTTATCGCAAGACTAGACCTGTACTTTGGGAAGTTAAAAGAAAAATAAAAATGTAAGGAGACGCTATGTTCTGGGAAGTAATCAAAAGACTAGTTGACCTTACCTATTTGCTTCTAGGTCTTGTGATGGTAGTTGTGCTGTACAGTGGCGTCAACCAAAATACAAACAACTTCAATTTTGAAGAGAGTTTGAGAGGATTCAAAGAGAGTATTACGAAAACTATTTCTAATAATCTTGAATATATGGAAGTGAAAGTTAATAGAGTAGCGAGAAATGTCGATGATTATCAGAACTCTTCAACTACCCGTATTAATATTCTTGAGAGCAGGGTTACAGCTTTAGAGCTTGAGAACAAAGCCTTGAAGAAACAAGAGAAAACGATTAACAACAATTTAAATAGCAATGTTGTTAACGTCAATAAATAAAAATAATAGTTTGCAATGAAGCAGACATAGGGCTTAGCCAGCCCATATTTATCCTAATTCAAGCTCCCTTCCTTAATTGGTTGGGAGCTTTTCTTTTGTGCCCTATTTATTCACATGTCTATTTAAAGCGTAAGATAGGTGACTAATAAGTCCGATTACTTGTTCTTTGGTAAAATATACGCACTGCTCTTTAAACGCTTGATTAGGATGCCCAGCAATCATTTCATTAATGGCGATATGGAGTTGACCATCCATATCAAAATCATCGTTGATTTCCATCCAGCATTCTCGTTGATTCTCAGTACAAACATCGTAAAACATCATTCAGTCCTCTTATGCAAGCTTTCAAAGTTGTTATTCATATTACTCTTCTTCTCAGGCAATTGCAAGATTTCTCTTGATTGTTCTTGTTTATTAATCAACCAATAACCTCCTCCCACAAGAACACTAGCGAGCATAACGAGAATGGCAGCAAGGTTTACTAATGGGTTTCCTCTCATCTTATCTTTCCTCACATCCAGAATTGAAGAGTGATTAATGAAGCCATAATGAAACAAAAGATTAGGATATTTAGAACTACTTTCTCTTCTCCGGTCATCCTAGCTCCAAAGACTATTACGAATTTTGATCAGCCGAATCAGCATTTCTGTTTCTCTCTCAATATAAGCTGCTTCTTCGTCCAAGTCAACAAGTTCTTTATCTTTATTTTCCTTCCAAAAATTCCAAATCTTATCTTGCTCAATTGCGTCAAGGGATTGTTGCGGTTTGGTTCCATAGTACGGGTTATCAGGCCCAACACCCCATTCTTCATTCAATACCGCATTCTTTTCCCATTCGTGAGTTTCCAAACCCTTTTCTTGGGTGATGAACTTGTCGAGTTCAAAGAACAAGCAATGTGGAATACGATAAGTCAAATCATACCATTGTCCTTTCTCAAGTCCACCATCGAGAATATGAGTGTTACCTTTAGAGTTCTTGAAGTAAATACGGATCGAGTGGCAAAGGTCCGATGGGAACATACAAATGTTCTGAAGCTTGTCGGCCACATTCTCAAAGAGTGGTACTTTATCAGACAAAGAGTCAAGGAAACTATTAATATCTTCTTCAGTTTTAAGAATCATTGGTCTGTGTGGTGGTGTTTTAGCAAGCCAACGGACAAGCTTGGAGTCAGACCAATAATTAAAACGTGAGCGACGATGGAATTTAAAAGCCATTTTATTTCTCCTTCGCAATAATTTTAGTGTTTTCAAGATCAAGAATAAAGCCGTATTCGGTAAAGAAATACCCTTGTTTCTGTGTCCATACTAGCACCTTCATTTGTCCGCTGTCAACGATTCCGTCAAATGGTTTGAAATTAGATAGGTTGTACATTATTTTCTCCTAGTCAAAATAAAGCCCGTAAAGAAGCTTTCGCCTCGATACGGGTAATGATAGATGGTTTAGGTTGTTCTGTCAAGCATCAAAGCTCATCCCATCCAGACACAGAATCTGCCATGTCGTAAGAGGTTACTGAAGTCTCAAAGAAATTCTCTTTTTTGTTGCCTTCTTTGTTTGACTGTGTTAGGTGCTTGTATGGGTCTTCCACGTTCTCATACAAGGCAGGATAGCCGATACGAGCAAGACGGTCATTACCAAGCCACTTCACGTACTTCTCACTGCTGGTCTCTGAAATCCCAAGGATTCGATTACCATAGGTGGTTTTACAATGGGAAATCTCTTGTTTAACACCTTCATCAAAGATAGCATGAACCACTTCAACAGAAGGCCTAACCTCCTTAATCATATTAGTGAACAAGCCCACATGAGTAAGTTCATCCCGTCGAATATAGTCAATTTCCTTTGCAGTACCTACAATCTTTCCACGATGCGCAAGTTGATCAAATAGGTTGAAACCCTGATAAAAGTAAACACCTTCCAGTACTAAGTTGGCTACAAGGATTTTGTGAAGATTTTCTGTAGTTTTATTTTCAGCAAACTCTTCTGCAATGCTTGCTACAAACCTGTTACGTTGTTTCAATGCTTCATTATCACGCCACCGGTTATAAATCGCATCACGATCCTCGCTTGGATATAGAGCCTCCATGATATATTGATAAGTCTCTGAGTGAATTACCTCTTGGAAAGCTTGGATGGTAAGCAAGTTCTTAACAGCAGGGTTGGTAACGTAATCTGCAATGTTAGGAAGATTGTTTACTTGAAAACTGTCAAGGAAGATTAAGAAAGAAAGTGTATCTCGTACTGCACGATCTTCATCAGCCGTCAGAGTTTTAACACTAATCCGATCCTCAACCAGACTAACCTTCTGAGGCAACCAAAAGTTACCGACCATAGTTCGATACAAAGGATTAACCCAACCGTATCGAATGTTGTTTAAGTTAGCAATACCCGTAGGATTACCACCAAACAGAGCTTGGTCGGAGAACGAGTCCCCTCCCAGCTCGTTGAAAAGTTTAACACGTTCTAGCAAAACAAATTCTCCTTATCCCGCACAGCCCACGCAGGCTCCATTGTCTTTAACTAATTCCTCACCTTTCTTGATCGTGCGGATGTAGTATACAGCTTTTGTTTTCTTTTTCCAAGCTTGGTCCCAAGTATCCCATAGCCACTTGGCTTTGAAATCATCTTGATTCTTATCCATCAGATACTCAGCACTGATACCTGTATCGGTAAACTTCTGAAGACCTGCAACAACAGAGGTAAGTTCCCAAGGTTTGTATTTAGTCACGTTCTTAGCATAAGAAAGAGGATTCTCTTTCAAATACATAGCAACCACAGGCATCGGGCCATCTTTGTTATCCTCAAAATACATTGCAGAATAAACAGGTGTCCAGCTTGGACCAGCATCCATAAAGAGAGCAGTAGTTGTATTAGGAGCGGGACTTGTCATCTGACTATTCCGAATCCCGTACTTATCAATCTCAACTTGCAATGAAAGCCAATCAAGATCCTTACAAACACTTTCTTTGTTGAACTTGTTAATCATTTCTCCAGTATCCCACATGCTGCCTTTGAATGCTGGATAAGCGCCGCGTTCTTTAGCAAGTTGAATACTGCCTTTCACACAACCGTACATGATACGTTCAGCCACTTCAGTTACAAAGTTGGTATTCATAAATGACACACCTTCTCGTGCAATAATATCATGTAGACCTAGAATACCCACACCAACTGTACGATAACGATCATTGTGTGCAGCACTTTCACCGACAGGTGGACTTGTTAGCTCAATACCGTTATCAAGGATACGAACACCAATCGCAGCTTCATCAGAAAGCTCATTCATCGGAATACGACCAGTAACCAGAGACAGCAGGTTACAAGTGTGAGCGTATACATCCGGCTTCATGATACTAAACGACTCAACACAAAGGTTTACACAGTAGATATTGCCTTCATGTTTGTTAGGATTGTTTCGGTTAATCTCATCAGTAAACGCAAGATAAGGAAGTCCAGTTTCAAAAGCAACCTTCATAAGCTTAATGAAAAGCTCTTTAGCATTATACTTACGGACAACTTTAAGCAATCCACGATCTGCTGCTTCTACACAAGTTTTATAAGCTTCCTCAAAGACAATATCGTAACATTCAGGAAGATCAATATCCAGCTTTTGTTTTACCTCATAAGGGCAGAAAGTATACCAAATAGCTGACGGATCATCTTTCATCTCCATGAATTTATCGTGTACACAAACTTGAAGCATTACATCGTGTGCTTTACGTCGCTGGTCGCCTGCTTCAGTTTGAAGATCAAGATATTCAGAGATATCAGCGTGCCAGATTGGTAGAGCAGGAGTAATCGCCCCCGCACGTTTACCGCCTTGGTTTACAAACACTGCAATGTCGTTAAGAATCTTCACCCAACCAATAACACCGGTTGCAGCCCCTTTGTTGCCCATTAAGTCAGAACCAGCAGCACGAAGAAAACCAAGATAATAACCTAAACCACCACCAGCCTTACTAATCATTGCAGCATTCTTGTTATTATCAAAGATGCTTGAAAGATCATCCTTTGGTGCAACAATGAAACAGCTGCTGATATTACCATTAGAACGAAGGTTAGATAGCCAAGGACTTGCCAAACTCTGCCTACGATTACGAATTTTATCAAAGAAGATTTTGCACCACTTCATTCGATCTTCTTTCTTTTCGACATATGCAAGAATCATTGCCTCGCCAGCAAACATATGTTGAAGGCATTCATTCTGCATTAAATACTTGCTTTCAGCAGTAACAACAGAAGCATAAGAATGATTTAGGTCGTAAGCTTCGTCAATCCACTCATCAATTTGATCAAGCTCTTCGTCTGAGAAGGCGGTAAACGCTGGATGTTTCCAAACCCCAAGCTCTACTTGCTCTTTAACAAACTCTTTAAATGGAATCAGATAAGAGCGTGTATCTGCCCAACGATTCATAGTTTTAAGGCGACCAGCAACAAACACCCAATCAGATTCCTCTGGCGACACGAGAGCTTTAGAGTGCTCGATTAGGTTTTGCTGAAGAGTGGTTGTCTCGATTCCATCATAAAGGAATTCATCAAATTTAGATTCAAGGGCAAGGGGGTTGACATCTAAACCCTCACAAGCCCATTCCACTACTTGTTTAATCTTTTCTACTTGAAAATCTTCTAGACTTCCATCTCGTTTTGTTACTTTCACTTCTACTCCTTAAATATCTGGTTTATCTGAGGCCGCATGTTTTAGAGCTTGAGCAGTATTGTTATCTCTGCGTGACATACCTTTTAGTTCCAATCGCAAGCTGCTGTCACTACAAGAATTAATAATATCCTCAACAGCTTTCATGCCTGATTGGATAAACTCTTTGTCTTCACGTTCCTTAAATTCAAATCGAGGGCCATATACAGGAATATTTGATGTTCGAGGTCTGTGATTATTTACTACGATTTCCCAACCAAACTCTAGGGCTACCCCCGCTTTAAATAATAGCTTTTCTACTTCCTCAATATTACCATTTTTCCAAGCTTCTTTCCATCCTTGGAGTTTATCTAGATCGCTGAAACTTAGATACTGGTTAAACAAATCTTCTTGTGGTTTTTTGGTGCTTACTGCTTTGTCGCTCATTCTGAAAAATCCTCAAACGCTTCTTGTGGACTGGCACCACCTTCATAAAGCTCAATAAATTCTACTAGGTTTTCTTGTACAATTAACCAAGCGTCTTCTTTCTTCATTAGAAAGCCGCGTTTCTTTAGAATGTTGATTAGATCGTTGATCCAAGCAGATACATCATAATCGTCACGTTGTATAATCATTTTATTTCTCCATCACTTCAGACAGAAACGGGAATTTACTCAGGATTTCTTGTTTAGCTTTTACAGCAACGTCTTGGTGCTCAAGTTGTGTGCCATTCTTTTCACGAAGCTGGCAATAGTGAATCCAAGAACGCACAGTACCATTCATGTACATCTTACTCATTGTAAGACCTTCAGGCAAGATACAACGAGCAACTTCTTTAGCAATTCCATTTTTCAATGCTTGTTTGTACAGGCTTTCAATTTCTCCTAAAATATAAAGTTGTTCATCTTCCCACCAAGCATTTAGATCATGATCTTCAGATTCAATACTATTCTGCCGATTCTTTTCATCTTGTAAGCGACATTCACGAGTCGTAAAGTTTGTAGCTTCTGCATAACGTTGGCTGAACTCTTGGAAACTGAATGAACGATGCCGCAGAATTTGTCGAGCAATATCACGAGGAGCTTCAATCTCCATCACAATGTTTGCCATCTCAAAGACACTTACGTGATTCTCCCGCATACAGTAACGAAGCAGACCAGCAGCAGTATCAAAGTTAGTTTGATTACCTTCGTTTGAAACCCTTGCGGTATATGACACAAGTCCTTCACTGTCTGGAATTTCATCTAGGGTTGGGACAGTAACACCAACCATTCGTACTTTAATAAAATCAAACATATTCTCTCCTTAAACTTTTGGAACGTATTGACTGATATCAACCGACTTAAAATCCACACCTTTACTAATCTTACCATCTTCTCGCTTCACACAATACCAAGGCACACCATTCTCTACAGCAGTGTCAATCCAATACTCTACATCATCACGAGCTTCCAACTTCTCTTTAGCTTCTACAGCTTCATAATAGCTTGAATAGAGCTTGGTGTCATTGTTTTCCAGAATTGCTTCAAATGCACCACGAACATCAAAGCCAGCTTTATCGAGCATATCTACAAACTTAAATGCGATTACTAGATTGTCAATGCAGCCATCCAAAAGACCCACATAGTCGTCTACTTTGCTACTGTCATAAGCTTCTGTACTCTCCTCTACAAGAAGCTTTGTTTGCAACTCAACTGCTCGTGACCAATCAAGCGTAGGGAATGTGTGGTCTTTCACGCCTGCACGGGTATTCCAGCTAACTACTCGACTGTAGAAGTCTACCAACTCTTTCAACTTACTTTTCCTTATTTAAGATATTCTTTACAAAATTGTTTTACATCAAACTCAGACCAATCTTTCAAACCTTCAACACCGAACAAAATTCGTTTCTGTGAGTCAAACTTAATAAGATTTTCAGGAAGGTCGTCAATCATAGCAATAACAGAACCATTCATCAACCATTTTTCATGTGTTCCAATAAAGCCTGCCATAAAGGGGAAATGCTTTTTACAAAAAGCTACCTTACTTTTGTGATGATTTCCTTTAAGTCTTGAGATGAACACAATACCAAAATATTGACTCAGTTGCTCAAGCTTTTCTACAGCACCTTCCATTGGAGTAAGATTATCATAAAGATCCTCAGCACGCCAGAAATCAAGAGGATCTTCTAGATGTTTTGAAGCTTCACGATAGAGAGTGTGAGTATCAACCACAACCCCATCTACGTCGCAACCAATTAGCCTCATTCTTTAATCCGTCCAGTCAATACAAGCTCAAGCTCAGCCAAGATATTGAAAGCAGCATGAGCCAGGTGTACAATACCGCTTTCTTCATCAACACGTTCTAGTGGCGGTAAGCCTGCATCTTTCTGAATCAACCCTTTAAGCTTGTGGCGGCTAGCTGCTGCTGAAAACTCTACATCAGCGTTCGGAAGATTTTTGAAATCATTAGGCTTATAGCCTTTGTTCTGTTCTGCCCAGCTCATTACCTTAGCAATTTCCATCACAGCATTAGGAAAGCCTTCATCAAAGAGTTGCATTTTTACTTTACCAATCTTACGTTCTTCTAGGATCGGTTTAGCAATACTTTTAGGTTCTTGCCTACCTTCTTCCCACCAGTCCGACTCATATTCTGGGTAATATTCGCTCATTTCTTCTCCCTCTTCAACATATCAACAAGCTCCTGATAATTCTGTTTAAATTGTGACAGTTCTTTCAACACTTCGTCAAGTTCTTTTTCAAGCTGAGAGACACGTTGGTATAGTACAATGTCATTGCTCACTTCTTATTCCTCTTTGATAGTGCACCAAGTTGTGAATTTTTCCAATGAGGCAACCAACGCATGTTATCCAAAGTATAGCCCTTCGAAGAATCCTCACGATCTACAGATGGCGCAAATCGCATGTCATACTCTAGCTTTTCATATTCTTCAAACAATGCGTTAAAGCTGGAGTCATTAATTGCCCACTCATAAAACTCCTCTTTGGTTAGTATATCAAGTCCTTCATACAAATGAGCTTTCTTGCTTTGAATTCCTGTTACACGAGAAAGCATGTTCCGATAAGAGCGCATGAGAAAACCTTTCTTGGTCTTTTCATACTTCTTTGTTGCAGCGTCTCCATTTTGTTTTCGCTTAATTCTCTGCTTTTCGTTCTTACACTCTCGACAAACTCTACTGTGCTTTCCGAAAGATTTTACCTCCTTTTCTCCACCACAGCAAGAACAAATTTTAACTTCTTGGTCCAATCCAATTACCTTCCGTATCCATAATAAGTGGTTCTAAAATAGGTTGACTGTCAATAATCAAACCAGTTCCGATAACAGGCCTTTTTAAATTACAGTTGTTGTAGCTGAATGCATAAGCATCGTCATCAATCAAACAACCGCACTGCAAGCCGAAATAAAGTCCAGTTGCATTGCCCCAATAATCAATCTTAAACTTCTCATGATAATGCCCTTGAACAGCCGACATACCAGACAATTGACTTGCTTTGATCACATCATTAGACTTCCCGTGGTGAATGTAGCAGTAAGTACCATTAGGAAGTTTTACAGTCAGATCATAACTCCATTTCCAACCGTCGTCAACACCCAGAACATCATTATAGCTTTTAATGTAGTGTTTTGGAATACCATTTGTTTTTGCCTTACGCCAAATCAGACTCCCGTGATTAGATTCAATGATATCCATTTTAGGGAAAATTTTATGGAGTTCCTGTATCACAGGCATTGCTCTACGAAGCTCATCACCAGCGCTTGGAAGGTCTGGATCATGATCATGATAACTCAAGGCATGAGCATCAACCTCGTCCCCCAAACAGATTACTCGTGTTGGATTGTACTTTTCTTTCAAATGTTTAAGAAACGCAATTGAATCCTTGTGGTGGTAAGGAATATGCAAATCACTAATCAAAAGAATTCGCGAGTTATCTTCTTCCTTATCAGCTTTGCGAATCATATGTACTTCTGTAGGCTTTGTAAACTGTTCAAAGTTAGTGTCAAAATGCTTACGGAGGAAGTCACTAACAGTCGTACGAGGTACGTCAAGTTCTTTAGCGATTGCACGCCAGCTAAGACCACCTTCAGCTAGTTTTACAGCGTCAACTTTCCATTCAATATTACTCAAACCTTATCTCCTTTCATATAAATTCCCATACTTGTCTTAGTAAAGTCAACTAACGTCCTATACAAAGACAGCTTCTCCATAACTGACAACTCACAAAATGTCAAAACACTTTCATCAAGAACATTTAGAAACTTCTGAATGTCATGATCATTTAGCTTTTCATAATTCAAGAATCTCTTTTCAGTAATTGTCTCTTTTGCAAAAAGATCTACAACATTACTTACTTTCTTACCTTCTACAATCCACTTCCCAGTACCGGGTGTATATTTAGCCCCACAAACACATTTCCATGTGTTTCTACCTTCCATAACAGAGGCACCACATAAATCACAAGTAATAACGGAATGTCCCATATCTAAATACCAATCTGGTTACAGAAAATGTAGAAGAAAGTTGTATATTCTAGAAAATCAGCAATCAATACGTTTGTGAAATAATCTTTCATTTCATCTCTTCCCGGAAGATTTCTTCGTCTGATTGAGCAGTATTGTACTCACCAATTCGTTTTAGGTAGTCTTCATATGATTCGTTAGGCCAGCGGGTTGGTTTTTCATTATAAACACAATCTCCCATACTAGCTTTAATTTGCTCAATCAAAGAGTCTGGATCAGCTTTACCTACAACTGAAACATTATTTATAATACGAAGATCACTATTCAGCAGCTTATCAAGCTTACCGTCAATAGTTTCAAGTTTAATCATCAACTCACTTAGCATTTGTTCTTTAGTTATTTTTTGCATTTTCAGCCTCTTTGTAATAGAAGTAATCAGCATCATAATAACCCAAAGTTAGGCCACCTTTGGCTACAACTACTAACTCACCTTCATTATAATAAACAGATCCAACTGCAAAGTGAATATTGTACAGTTCATCTGTTTCTTTTTCATAGATTTCAATTATCATCCTCACCCTCCTTCTTTAAAATCTCAACAATCTGTAGTCTTCGTTTAGCACTAGACGTAGCAGGAGTATAGCCTTTCTCTTTCAACCACGCAACATCTTTTTTATCTTTTACTAAAGCAATTGCGAATTTTTGATAGCCTGCTTCTTCCCAAGTACAACCGTTCTTTTCCATGTAGCTTTTTTGAGCATGACACTTGTCTTTGCACAAGATTTGCAAGTCATCAAAGCCAACCATCAGAATATTATCAAAATAGTCCCTAAATTGATCTACTTGAGTGAAGCTGTGGTTGCCATGTTTGTGATCTATTTCTACGTCAGAAAGCTTAAAGAAATCACCGCAAATCTCACACTGACATAACCACTTGGTTCGTGTACTATCGTCAAAATCAGGCACAGTTTTGCTATACAGATAAGCTAATTTAACGTCTGATTTCATCCATGCTGAACGGATAGCAGAACGTACCACTGCAACAACATCCTTTTCTTTTGGTTTACCATCTTCATCAAGTTTCTTTAGGAACTGCTTTAGTTTATCCTCTCTCTTCTTGATGTCTGCTTGTGAGGGGACCGTCATTCCTTGTTCTCCTCAAGGTAACTAATACAAGCATAGGTTAAATATAAAATATGTCCATTCAAAACTTCTCCATATTCATAAACCCTGTCATCCCTACCTAAATACTCGTATGCCCAATTTACATACTCATATGGGATTAACCAAGCACAATTACCTTTCCCTTCAGCAAACTGTCTCATAAAGCTTTCAGGAGGCTGGACAGAAGTTTTAGGAAATGCAGGTGGATCTTTTTTCTTCCTCCAAGGCCAATTAATCATACAATCCTCATCTTCTGCATTACATCACGAATATTAACAAAATCTCCATCAAACCTTAGCATGTGAATCCCATCCCAATACACTTGTGCAATTCCTAAATAATCCTTTGTAACCTCTCGCCCGCACTGGTCAATATAAGTTACTTCTTGCGGATACCAAGACTTGTAAAGATCGTGAACAGCTTGCCAGCACTCTTTATCTGTCTGCAAATCTTTGAGCAGCTTATATCCACTCTTTTCACCAAACTTAACGCCAGCAAGATAGCAAGGGTTTAGTCCGTCAATTGCATCTCCAACAATCCACTGAAGGTACTTCCATTTAGCCCCATGACCACGAACTTTACCTTTATCGTCTAAATACAAATCGCCTAGACCTTTTACAAGCATAGGTTCTGACATCTTATCCCAGTTGTAAACCCAGCCATCCGTGCCCATGCTGTCTTTATCTGTGCTACAGCCAATGACCCTTTGTTTAGCTTTTAATCCTTCCCACTGACGCATGGAAATTTTATCGTCTGCCTCACCAGTTACGATTTCAGCTTTTTGAACATCAATCAGATAACGTTTAACCTCTTTAAGCTGCAAAGGAATCATCAATCCCTCACGATTTCCTTTGTATTTCTGAGGAAGTTCTAGTTCATCTCTGAAATTATCCTTACCACTCAAATAGATTTCAAACTTATCTGTTCCACAGGCATCACAAATATTTTTAATCATTTGTTTTACTGTGTGCAGAGCAAAGCTTACATCTTCACATTCTTGAACATCTTGAATTTCAAAATCTTCGATTGGAAACTTATCGCCAATCAATTGTTTAAGTTCTGTACGGTGTTTAAAGATTTTACTACGTCCTGATGGTTTGTGTAATGCTTTGATGCTTCGTACTTCGTTTGCTGCCGAACTCTTAAAAGCGAGCAGGTCGCCATCAATAATCGCGATTGGCTTAGTCATTCAGCATCCTCAAACCAATCAGGATGCATCTTTTCCAACACACTCCTAACTTCATCGTCTTCCCAATAATCGGACTCTTGAACAAGATCCCAATCCATATCTTCAAGTTCACAGACTAGGTTCCAAACAATATTAAAGAACTTTGTTCCTGAAATATCATTAGCTTTCAAATCATAAACAACTTGATCCAACACTCGTGTACCACCCGACCAACCCATAAGCGTTCTCCTAAAAGAAAGGCCCTTCCGGGCCTATATAAATTACTTAGAGTAAATATCTTGAATCTGCTGAATCTCGTTCAGTTCTTCAGCTTTAGCTAGAAGATCATCTTGTTTAACCTTGGCTTTGGCAGCCTTCATGATCTTAGCTACCTCTTCCTTATCAAACCCATCTACACAATATTCTTTGTGATAGGTATACTCTCCTTTCAATTCTTTCAAATCTTCTTGGAGCGTGAAGATTTCTTGTTCTAGTTGGTAGCTACGGTCGAAGAGTGATTGACGTTCTTTCATATTTATTTTCTCCTTAGTGAAGTCGTTGAATTGCTGCTGATAGTACGGATACTGCTTCTAGGTCGCGCTGAGTTACTGCTTGTCGTAGTTCGAATAGAATTTCAGTCTTGGCTTTGCTTAGTGGGTCAATCTGCGTCTGACGAAGTGCTTCTTGTTCTTGATACTTTACCAATTCTTCATACAACGCTCTAGAAAGTTTCTCTAACAAGAACACTTGGAAATTGACAATATTAAGCTCCCTACCTTCTAGTTTATCTAGATGTGCTGCTACAATAGGGTGTTGTTCAAAGCTCATTATTTATTCTCCAAATTAAATTCATTAAGTTTCATTTGTACATCTGCTTGATTATTTACTACGTTCACAACAAATTCAAGCCTATCGTAATCCTTTGCTTCAAGACCAAGGTTGAATTTATCTAGCAAACTTCCTGTGATTCCATTGTTCGGAATTAGGTGTCCGACTAGAATGTTTAAAAAGTAGTATTCGTTTTCTGTCAATTCGATTTGCATAAGAAATCCTATTTAAGCTTTGATTCATCAAATGGTTCAAATGTAACGATAGCCTTTGCTAGCTGCATCTTACCGTTCTTAATATAGGCTTTCCACTGATCCCCTTGTTCCTCACCATCACCCTCAACTTTGATCACAGTGTCTGGAAATTCAAGAGATACTTCTTTGCAATGCTTTTCCCACTCATACCACTTTACTTCATCAGTTCGACCATAATAAAAATTATAACCAGACTTCAGTTCAATTGATTGCTGAATTTCTTCAGAATTTTCACGAATATTATACTTAGTGTAGTAACCCATATTGTTTCTCCTTTAAATAATGCACATCCTTGTGCTTTGTAACTCTTAGATAATCATCAGAAGCTTGTCGCTAATACGCATGAATGGAATATCATCGTCTAGTGGGTCTGCTGCTTGCTGTTGTGCAACTGGAACCTCTTGTTGTTCGACTGCTGGCTTATCAGCCTTCTGAACTTTATAAGCAACTCCAAAAACATCGTCTTGTACAGTATCGCCTGAACTCTTACTTTCGAAGGGAACGTGTTCTACAACCTGCATTGTGTCTAGAGTAACCACCAATTGGTTATCAACGTTTTTATAACCAAACAGCTTAAGGTTAACAACAGAACCGTTACCAACGTTTTCAGTGAATGGTTTACCTTCAAGGTCAATCACGTTAACACTCATGCGATTCCCCTTCTTGGAGAACTCAGGCTTGGCAACGTTAAAGCCCCACAGACCTTTCACAATATCGTAATTTACTTTCCCTTCCTCAGCCTGTGAGGACAGCATGTATTTAATCTTCCTGGGTGGCTTGCTAGTTTTCGTGACACCCACTTCAGCAAAGGTTTTGTTAACCATCACTTCATCAAGCAGACGATCTTTGCTTTCCTCATCCACAAACACAGTAACACTAAACTCTTTATCGGTTGACTGGTATTTGAGCTTTGGCTCATGTACTACAGGATAGAAGACAACAGCATTCTTGATGTACAGATTGCAGGTTTCCAGAGTACCGGACTTCGGGAGTTCTTTTACGATAATTTCAGTTTTAGTGGTCATATTTATTTCTCTCTATTTCGTCGTGTATTTAGTATGTTTCACGTTTTGTTGAGGCTATTATTCAAGCTTTCGCTAGAATTCTTTACATAAAGCCAACAGCAATCCAGCCTAGGAAGAGTGCTGCAAGCGGTAGAATCAGCCAAGTGACAAGACTTGAAATCCAATCATCTTGATTCTTGTTTTCTTTGATGCCACGAGTGCTTAGGAACAAACCAGCTACAAGTGTAACACCGTATGCGTGAGCAATGCTTAGCGATTTTACTCCAAGTGGAACAATAAACCAACCCCACAAAATACTCAATACCCAAGCATTGTAAATTGCAAATAGTGCGATTGCTGTAATTGCCCCAAGAACAATACCAATAACTGCTAGTGCTTTCATTTTATCTCCTTATTTAGCGTTTACAAGCAAAATACCACCAATGATGAATGAAGCAATCCCGCCAAAGAAACACTTCATCCAAACAACAAACCCAGTCCAAGCTGCTGCACCAAATGTCATATTAAGAACACCAAGTGCATAAATACCAAAACCTAGACCAGACACGAAAGCTAGTGCTACGAACAGCCAACCAAGGAAGATTAAGATTCCACCGAAATAAGCCATATTAGCGTACCTGCCCTTCTTTAACAAGCTGATATTGCCGCTGGATAATACGAGCATTCGGATAACCTTGTTTCTTCACCAATTGTAACTCTTCCCTTGCGATTGAGCGAGATTCAAGATCAGTTACGATTGCAGTGTTATTTGCAACGATTTCGTAGGTGTAAATTGTTTTAGCCATTTTTGTTTCTCCTTAGTTAGTGCGATCTTTGACAAATTGATTTTTAGCTTGTTCTGCATCAGATGGCGTCATAGCTGTTACTTGCAGAATGATTTCAAGTTCTGGCAGATAATAGGCATTAAAATACATTGCCCCATCTTCACCAGCGTCAATACTTGCTTGTGTTTCAATTGCTACTTCTTTCATCACGTTTCTCCTTTGGTTTTTAAAACGTTAGGGTAATATTTTACCAGATTTTGACAGCATGTAAAGCTTTATTTGGATTATTTTCGATCAATGGCACCCAGCCCAATTCCTGTGAACCATGTAGCCCGCAGTCAGCTCAACATTTAATCCATAGTACTCCCCCGCTTCTTTTACTGCCTGCGCTGCTAGCTCCCCTGCACGAGAATATGCAATAAACACTCCTCCATTTTTGTTAGGTTTAATGTCAGACCAAATCTTGTCTGAGTTATTTTTAAAAGCTTGGGCTTCTTCTTGTGTTGCAAACATCTTGAATTGGACCAATTCTTTCTTAACTTCCATCTGAGCCTCATCCATTTAGTTGTTGAGTTCGCTAGACTCACTGCATTTTCATGCAGAATCAGACTATATCACAGACTCATAAAGTCCCCTGCCGCTTCGAATGCGCTTGCATCCTACGTCTTTCGACTAGTCGTTACACCTTCCCGTAAGGGCTTGGCTCGGGATTGGCATGGCCAAGGCTTTAGCTTTCCCCGAATTCAACAGGTTATTCAATGTACGTCGCCGTACAAGGCCACAATTATTTATGGTAGGCAATCAGTTGTTGACAGAAAGTTTTATTTTTCCAGTCTTCTTTAAAGAAGTCAACATCCAAACCTTCAGCTTTCAATTTACGATCATGGATCACCATAGCACGTTTTGCACATAAGACGCCTGCGCTCTGGAACAAACTATTCAGGATAGCGTGAGCAGATCGTGTTGGAACCTTACGGCCATCCAGTCCTAGAATAAACTTCTTACCTCCTTGATTTTCCCAATATGCAGCAAGACGTTTCTTAAGCTGATCTAGTGGCGCTGCTGCTTCCCAGAACGCACTAAAGACCATTTCACCTACACGAATATCGCTACCGATAGTTTTAGCTACCTTCTTAGCTTGAGCACCATAAGTACAACCATACTTAACTGCCTTAGCTGATGCTCGTGCAAAATCTCGTGAAATAATCTCACTGATACGTTTAGCCATCATCGTATGAACATCAAAAGGCTTGTCCAAAAGTAAAGAATGACAATAATCTCTATTTCCTTGCTCGTACTTCCAACAGTAGTGGGCTTCCTCTCGTGCTTCCAGGCTATCGAAGTCATAGCCAATCTGATAATACCCTTCATCAACACAGAACATCTCTCGCATAGGTTCGCCATACAAAGACGTTACTCGTGGTATATTGGCTACGAGCCGATGTTTCATACGACTGGTTGCAGCACCGCAAGTATCTGCTGGAGTTGGGATACGCCCATCTTGTCGAACAGAAGCAATGTAGCCTTTCTCTGGTTCTTCATCTTCATCCCACTCTAAACCACCACCAAGAATACTGTTACGGCGATGTTTGTAAGTTAGATATTCTACAACATCCCGAACAAAAGGAAACTTTTCAGCAATTACTTCAAGGCCGGGGTCCATTTCCTTGTCTTGTCCTACAGTGAAGCTCGGGTTCGTCAAGACTTTAATAGCTCGTCCTGATTCTGCACGCTTCATTAAAGCAGCCTTCAGTTTTTGCCTTGTTGTATCCAAGTGGTCGCAACGATCATCACAAAAGTTACTTGCCAGAGTCTGAGCAACATAACGATCAATTGCAGCTACAAGTTTTTCATGTGTTAGCTTAATCTTTTTCGTATCTGTTGACAAGTCCTTCTCTTTATACTCCTGGGGCGACCAGCCTAAACTGCAAAGCCACTCTTTAATGTGCGTTGTATCATCGATTGTAGCATCCATTTCAGTAACAAGCGGTTCAGTCTTCAAAGGCAAAGAATAACTGTTGCCGTGAAAAATAAACTCAATCGGTACATTTTCTTCGTCAAGCTTAAGCTCTGCTCCAACTTTATCTGCAAACTTTACAAGGTCTGCTGCAACACTCCGATCTTTCTTGAACTGGCGAACTGGCGGAGTAAAGTCTTTCATAAAAGCTTTTGTAGCTGGTCGTTTAGGTAGAACAGGCTCAACACGAAGCCGCCTTTCTTCCATCAAAGCATCCAACTCTTTTACGTTTTTCTCTGCAAGCTCTTTGTCAAACTTAAAACCTCGGTGCGTTTGCCGGGTAATAAGTTCAGCAACAGACTTTTCGAGACTAATCGCATCTTTCCAGTCCCAACCTTCACGTTCTTTATCAAGATAATAGTAAACTTGGGTGTTAGCTTTAACGTCATAGATGCAATAATACAACTCATCGGCTGCAAATTCCAAGAAGCGGATATCTGCTGGCATGTGTTTACGAAAATCAATCTTTTGAATGCTTACCTTTTCAGAAAGTTTCTCTAAACTGTGCCCACCGAACCGATCAGGGTTTAGTGTTTTTGAGAGTACAAGTGTATCCTCAAATTCAACTTCCTTACCGCACCAAGTATCAGCCTCAATTGTATAGTCCATATCTTCTTCAAGCTTACCAACGAGCAAGTCAAAGTTGATTTGGTTGTGTGCAACTACTTTTCGAATATTTGTTTTAAGAACATATTCCTTAAAAGCTTTGAGTGGACGGTGCTCATATTCTTGCGGAACATAATTTTCAAGAATATAAGTTCCATGCTCACCTTTTTCTTCATAACGACGGCCATCGAGAATGTACTTAGGACCGTCATAGAAAGCAATGATCTTGCTTGTCTGATGTTCTTCAACAACAATACAGTTTGTCTTAAAAGTGTCTCGTAGTTTGTAAGGGCTTTGAGTGTAATCAATAGCCGTTTCATCTAAAAGACCAGTTGTTTCTCTATCCCAAGTTACATCGATGAACATCTTTACTCCTTAAAATTCTTCTTCATTCGTCTTTGCATTTACCAATCGACCAGTCACAGGGTGCATGGTGAGTACATCGCCCAAACCAATATAGCCCCACTCCCGGTTTTTTACAACCCTTGTCCGCATACGGCCACGATCACCACTTTCCAGAATCTCAGGCTCAAGGACAATAATGTTGTGTGCTAGCTGTTCAAAAGCTCCAGAACCACGACCTGCTTCCTTATCTACTTTAACCCAATAAGGATACTTGACATTACCTTCTTTGTCTTTTGGTGCAATGATTGGCATACGTTTGATGTGAGCTACTACAATCAAATGCATTCGTGTAGTTGTTACAAAAGCTGCAAGCTCTGTCAGAAGTTGGTCAATCTCTTTACGTTCATTATCATTCTCTGATGCACTAAAGATCATACTGATGTGGTCAAGAATAGCGAACTCAGCCCCCATTGCATGTGCCCACTTCAGACTCTTGATAAACTCTTTTGGGGTGAGCTTACCGAAAGTTTGTGCCGTGTCAATCCAAAGAGTACGGCCATTATCAATAAGCTCCATGTAACTCTTTTCAGCAGCTTCGCGAGTAATAATGTCTGGATTCTCACGGAACTTAGGTAGAAGAACATTATTATCAAGTGCAATCATTGCTTGTTGAGTTTTCTTACTATCCTCTTCAATGAAGTAGTTAGCAACATGCTTACCATCTTTTGCAAGCGCATACTGCACTTCACGGCAAATTGTAGATTTCCCGACGTTTGTAGGGGCTAAAATTACAGTAAGTTCTGCTGGTCGCAGACCATGCATAACTCGCATTGTTTCGGGCAAACAACTAACCATCGTACCAGATTCTACAGGGGTCAACAGATTATCAAGACCAATACCACCACGAATCAGTACTTCTGGTGCATATTCTTTCGCAGTCCAGCTAACAAGACGGCTAAGCTCTTTAAGATTATCCTTGTAGTCACAAGGGTCTTTGTCTTTTTCAAGTTCAACTACTTTAGCACGGCTGCCCAGCAAAAGGCAAACTTCGCCAGTTGCTTCCTTACCCTTCATAATGCCTTTCTTGGCTTCTGCTGGTTTAGCTTCATCACCATCAAACACAATCCGGGCTTCAGAATATTTTTCTACAAAATCAAGATTGTTGCCTACGTGTTCAGCAGCATTCTTAGTCCCGAAGCCGATACTAACTACGTTTGGAACGTACTCGCCAGGGTTCTTTTGGTGCTCCATAAGAGCCTGCCAAGTGATTGCAGCATCAAACTGACCTTCAGTAATGATTAAGGTTTTACCCGCTTTACATTTATCTTGGCCCCAAAGATCAGACTTAATATCAACGTTACCGACTGCTGAGAAATGGTTATCATGTTTTTTAGGATAACGCATATCGCGCTTACTAAAGCCGATAATCTTCCCTTCTTTCTTTACAGGAAAATAGTAAGCTTCGACTTTACCGCTAGCTTCTGAGAAAAGAGTGCGGATTTCGAAATGTTCTGCTGTAAACTGTTTAATGCCACGTTCTGGAATCGCTTTAATAGGATAAGTCAGAACGTCTTCAATTGACTCAATAGATTGCACGTAATTCTCCTTTTTAAATTTCTTTTGATAAGTCATGAGTTTTGTTCGCTTTGCTGGTCCTCAGATTTAACCCCATGTACAACAAGCATATACACATTCTTCGAAGAATCCGATTCATCCTCTTCCAATGTAATCGCTACTTGTGTATTTCCAAGGTCTAATTGCTTCTTCAATTCCTTCAACAAACTGTTCTTACTAGAATGTTTTGTCACGTTCATTTAAAAGCCTTCTCCATAATATTCTTTCAAGGTTTCCCAATCTTTCATCAAGTCTTCATCTACTTTAGCATACAAGACACTGTAATTGTATTCACAATCTCGGAAACACCGTCCGTCAATGTCTTCTGATTCGTAAGCTAGCGTGTGAATCTCTCCGTAAATTTCTTCGTCTTCAGGCGTTTCAGTAGCAAAATTACTGATAGCATATTGTACACGACCAAAACCTTCATTCCAATCATTACGAACATCGTTCATTGCACGAGCAAGCATAAAGTATTTGTCTTTCTTGTCAAGAGCTTCTAACACTTCATCCCAATCACTATCTTCTGTCAAACCATATTTTACTTGGAGACGAGATTTAGCAAGAACTTCTTTCTTGGCTTTCTCTTCCTTTTCTTTTATTTGCTCCTGTTTACGAAGCTCTTCAATTTCTTGTGCTGCTTTCTTTTTCAAAGACTCAAACGCTTGTTTAGCTGCCGAAATCTTAGCTTCATAGCCATCACTTACTGCAATTCGCTGTAGATCATCAAACCAACCAGCGCGAACAGTTTCAGTGGTTGGTGTGCGGCTACGATTGGTCTTGTAATAAGTTTTGCTGTACGTGGTAGGCATTCCAATTTGACCCATCACAAAAGCTACTTTCTCTTTTACAAGCTTGTTGTTCTCAATAGCCGCAAGATTAGTTTTGTGTGTCTCTTCGATAGCCGTAATGTTAGCCTCAAGCATCAACTTATATTCTTCAAGCTTCTTATTAATCTGTTCAACAGAAGTCATTTTGTTATAGCTTGAATAATAATTGCTGAATGTAAAAGCGTTACTAATCCCCACGTTTGTGATTGGTGCATTCTTGATATCATTGAGCTTTTGAATACTTGGGAAAGTATCATTAGCTCGCTTTTCTGCAAGTTCCAGTTTGTTCTTTACGAATGCAAAAGCTTCGTCCACTGAATTAATAATAGCCATTTTACAAATTCCTCACAAATCCAATAATCTCTTCACAGGCTTCTTCATAGCCTTCCCGACGAGCATTCTCAATATCGTCTTCTGTATACTTATCTTCCTTACTCATGGGATCATCCACAAGCTTCTGAATAAGCTCTTGAAGACAAGCCTCTCCAGCATAAAGACAGCCAGAAAGCCCATAGGAAATAACCTCATCTGTTGTGTAAAGGCTTGTGCCATGTTCGATGTTTACTTTGAATGTCATTTAACTGTTACTCGAATCTTAGTCACTTGATCAGTACCGCGATAACGGTCTAAAGGATCACCACCAACCTCAGTAATGACGTATTGCACACTAACACGCTCTGGACTCACTTTCAAATCAGCCGCAATAAGAAATTTCATTTCTTCGGGACTAAATTCATATGTTGTATGTACAGATTTCAAACTCTCAGACAAAACACCCATTATTTTACATACTCCACAAGTTTAAGGAAACAAACCTCTTCACCATGGAACATGAATACAAAATCCATCGGTGATTTATGCGGCCAGTGGTTGTGCATAATCAAGTTGTCGAATCGAATAGTCAATCCGTTTGTTTTAAGATAGCCGATGTTAGACCACCACTCGATAACATACTCAATCCCATCAACGACAAAATGTCGATTTCGCTCAAAGTGTGGCGCTTCGAGCATTGGGTTTGTCACCTCAACCTGTCCCCGCTTTAGCATAAAATCCAGTTCCGTAAGTCCGATCATTCTTCACTCTCCTTTTCAGCTTCGGCCTGCAAGGCCATTATCAATTCTTTCTCAACAAGCTTCACAAACCACTCATCAGCCATCAGCTTGTCAATCTCAGCCGAAGAAAGATCAAATGGTAGTCCATCTTCGTCAAGCTCAAGAGCACTTACAACAGTAAACTCAAGGTCTTCATAGCCGCAGTAATCAACATCTGACGCCCATGAATGGAAATCTGGTGACTTCTTGATGTGGCTGTGTACGTCACAAGTCAGAATGATGTTGTCAATACCTATCTCATATTTCATGGCTCTACTTCCTGAGTTTCGTTTCGTTAGACGTTATCTTTGATAACACTTATTAAACATCATTCTGTGGTCTGTGTCAAGCGTCAGTAGGGAATAATTTTTGTGCAAAGGTACAGAGTACCGCCTTCATTTTTAACATCCACAATCTTATGTTCCTCTCCTGAACTTCCTCGATGTGCAATGTAAGGTATATCATCAACCGTATACTGATACTCTCCACCTTTCCAGCCGTAGTGAATTTCTTTCAAAGTTGCCCGGATTTCTTCCGCAACCTCTCGTGGAGATTTATAGCCCTCTTCATAATCAAAAGCTGGAATGTCGTAGCTGCCTCGCCAAGAATGCAAATTGCCTAGCGTGTAGGTTGTTCCAATAAATTGAACGCATGTTGCTGAAGTGCTTTCAAGGGCATTCAATAGGTTGCCAATACTGAAAACCTTTTGAACTTCATTTTCGTAATCTTCGTAACCACCCGGAAGGATGTCATAACTCATCTCAAATCTCCTTATTCACCTTTGTACAAAGGGTCAGCATAATAAATTTCTTTTGGTGCATCAGGCCATTCTTCACGCAAAGCGTCAAAATTACCTTCATTCCAGCAACGCAGAAATTCAAGAGGTTCTTCTGTGTAGCCTTTACCAAGCATGTAACTGATAACAGCGTTAAAGCAAGTGTCGGAGTTCAAATACTCTCGCTCAATATCTTTAATATCTCGTTTGAGTTTATCGTTTTCCTCTACGAGCTTCTTAATGTCATCATCCTGCTCGTCAACGCATTCGTCCATCAGTTTCAATACTGTGATAACGTCTTCTTTGGTAGCTACGATTTCTGGACGACCTCCAGCAGCTTCCCAAACCTCCTGTAGTGCAATCATTTCTACCATTTTAAATCTCCTATTTCTTCAGTAATTTCACACATTCTAGCGCATTTCTTCTCTAAGCGCAAGCTATGTATGTCTTGTGTGCTAAAGCGTTTATTTTAGCTGTATTTCCCTAGTAAAAGGGGTGTTTAGTCTTGTTCTTCGTAGACTTCAACAACCTTCTTTTTAAGGTAGCCGCATTTCACAAATAAGCTCTCGAATTCATGTGGCATACCGTAACCACGGTCTTTGTAAGTTTTGTATTTTTGCCAAGCTATGTCAACAATAGTGTGTACATCACAGTCAGTTGGATAATCTCCAAGGCAATCATAGCGTCCAACGAAAACAAGCGCGTCACAGTAACCACTTCCGGTACGTTCTACAATGTACAAATGCTCCTTACAAAACCCAGAAAGCTGTACAGACAAACGTCCTTCAAGGTGCTTCGCTGTTCCTGTTGCATAGCCTTTCGTAATTTCAACACTACCCTTGTAACCCTCTTCGAACAATTTTTCTACCAGATCAAGGACTTTCTGTGTGACTTTGTATTCCATTTTATTTCTCCATTTGTTTGTATTCATATGCGAATCATCCTGCATGCCATTCATTCTACAGCAAAGAAGGTGTAAATCCAATAGTATGTTTTGATTGAGTTTGGTATATGTGATAGATTTTCTTCATTGGTGTGTTGTGGTGTTTCTGTTAGAATAGATGGACAAGAATTTCCTATAGGGCGTTTAGGTATACAGTGTAGGTACAAACACCCCAGAGCGTATGGGTAGTTTCGCCTCAATAATTATATTGAGTAAAATAAATTAAAAATAAGATTGAATAAAAGCATAATAGGTATAAACGCCCTACACAGGCGTAAGCCGCAAACAACGAGAACAGCAAAGCGAAAAAGCTTTTTCTTTTCTTTCTTTTTGTGTATCAGTAGCTTTTCATGCTTGCGCATGACTCAAGATTGGTGTAAGCTTTTAATATTGTGTTTGGTGCAAGCGTAAGCTAAGAGAAATTGACTGGGTATGGGGCGAAACGCCCTACAGGAGAGTAAAATGAGTCTTATCGTTCCAAGAAACCTGCTGAATTGGATTGACGAAAGCAGGGGAAGCATGTCTAGGCAGGCTTTTATCATCCAATGTCTATTTAAGCTAAGGGAGGTGATGGATTTGAAACAACAATAATCACATAAGAACTGAGATTTATATAATGAAAATTACTTTAAGAACTGGAGTCACCGATGAACAAAGAGAAGCAAGAACAATTTTTGATGATCCCTTACAAACTACTAAGGGCTGTAGGGTATGTCAAACCTGATGGTAAATGTGTCAAAATGACATTGACAGAGAAAATTATTTATGCTCACATCAAAAACAGGTTTGAATTTTTTAAGAGTTTGGGTAAAGAGTGTTACGATACTCAGCAAGCAATTGCAGATGTTTGTAATATGGATATTAAATCTGTCGGTAAAATCGTCAGGAAATTCGTGGAGGAAGGACTTGTAACAGCCTACAAGAAAAGATTCAATGGATTTCCTAAAAATGTCTATACACATGTACCCACTCTTGTGTTATATTACAAAGACAAGAGCACAGAAACCAACGATGAACCTGAAATTAGCAAAGAAGATTTTGAAGGTGAGCATTGGAAAGATGACTTTGACTACGGTGATGTGCCAGACTGGGCTAAATAAGGAGAAATAATGTGGCAACTCATTTGATGCTGTTTTCAGTAAGCTTGTTCTTGACAGGCGTTGCTTATCAAATTAAAGACTATATATGGTGTTTTATTGCAGCCAGCGCTACACTAATTAATCTCGGAATTGCCATTTATATGGCTAATGGTAATTGACATGAAATACAAGAATGAATCACGTAAGAAGTTTGAAGAAGTATTAAGTGAAGCTTGGAAATATATTGGTCCTGTTAACTTCAATCTAAACAGCCAAGGCGAATATGAGGACAAAGATGTTCAACAAGTTTGGGAAGGTTGGTTTCTACGCTTTCAAGCAACATACGAACCACCAAAACCTAAACCACGTTATCATATTGAATATCTAGAATCAGAGCATGAATGTACATGTGGTGATTGTGTTTATACATCTGCCTACGGCTACAAAATTTATAAGGACGGAGAAGCTGTTGTAGAAAAGATTCCTGTATCTTCGTGTGAAAAATATCTTGACTTTGGTGATTACTTTCCCCTATTATGACATCTGTGAGTTAGAGAAGATTCAGATTTCAGAGGAGAATAGTTATGAATGACATACATAAAATGATCACTAAACAAGATGTTGAACGTATTATGTGGATCGCTAAAGCTTTCAATACATATCATTCTAAGGGTGTTGACACTGTAACAGCTTATGGATTTGCAGAAGCACTTTATGAAGAGCGTTCTGAGTATGATCCCGTCGAAGCTGTTCTTGAAGATTTGACTTATTGGGATTAATGGTATGGGTGCTGGTTTAGAAAGAGCTTGTCGCGAAGCTAGAAACAGAAATATTGAAAAATACAAAAGGAGAAAGCGAATGATTAACTGGACTAATGTAGATGATCAACTACCTACACATGACGGTCATTACTTGGTCGTTACGATTGCAGGCTTTGTCGATATCCAGAAAGCTGCTTACTACTCAGCACACCACTATGGTTCAGGTCATTTCGTGGTTGATGGTGTGATTGTTGATGTGACACATTGGTCTGAAGTTAATTTGCCGGAGTAATAAATGAAGGTAGAATGGTGGCGATTTGAAATCTACAACAAGAATGAAGATCTTGTTAAAACGCTTGACAAAGCAATGACAGAAGATGAAGCTGATGATTATGCACATGAGTTGCTGCATCAATACAAAGCCAGTCTTGTTTGGCATGATCGTGTCAGTAATATTGAGGAAAACAAATGAAACCACAATACACAACAGTATTTATTATTCGACAAGTGCGTTCTCACGAACTGATTAAATTCGGTTCAAAATGTGGATGGTCAACAACTGGTGCGGCTAAAGCAGCCTTCAAATTACATACAGGCACTCTTTTTGATGAGCAGGCTGAATATGTAATAGAGGAGGTTGAGTGAATGAGTAAATTAATTGTAAATACCCCAGAATCAGGTGATTGGACTGTTGTTCAGGACGATCAAGGGCGAGTAATTTATTCTGGTCACGATACATTCAACCAACTAGTTCAAGAGCTCTTGGGATGGGCGAATGATCAAGTTGAAGTTGACTATATTGAATGGGAAGATGAAGAATTCCAGAGTAAATTCTAATGGCAGGATCAGGATCACAGAAACGCTCACACGCTCAAGCAATCCGTTGCTACAATCTTAGGCAAGAAGGATTTACATTGTCACAAATTGCTGATATTGTTTGCATTGATAAAGAGAAAGTGAGGGTTAGGATTTTGTTGGGAGAAAGATTAAGTCAGTTAGGAGAAGAGAATGACTGATGTGAGGAACGAGCATGACTGAACGTCGAATCATTAAGCGTGTTTACAATGGATTTGAACGATACGTAGTTCAATATCAAGTAAAGCTTTTCTGGCTTATTCCTTTGTGGTTTGATGAAGTTTGTCTGCATGTTGGGAATAACAGCAAAGATTGGTATGATAGTAGAGGTTACTATGATTTAGCTGGTGCTCAAGCTTGCTTGGGCTTATATAACAAACAAAACTTTTCACATGAGGAGGTTGTAAAGTGACATATCGAATCGAAGGTTATTGCATAATCAATAGACTGACAGGCGAACGTTGGGGAAGTCTTTACGAGTCAGAACGAGGTGCAGTTGCTTCATTCAACACATCTTCTGGTATCCAAGATTATGACTTGTTTACGAAGAAAATGAAATTTAAAGACCAAGACATTTTTATTCTCCAGCCTCTTGTACTGATAGAGTGATATTATCAAACAGCCCATTAGCTATAGAATCTTTTAATAGACTCTGTAATTGACGGGCTTTTGTTTTGTGTGCAATAATTATCTCAACAAAACACATAAGCTCTAGGAGAAAAATCATGAACGTAGAAATTAGTTTCACCATTGATGGTAATGTTGTCTACAAGAAATTTGAAAGCCGTGGGATCATCGTATACGAATCTCAGGACCAAGAAACTATTTTTGTCTACGACAAAAATGATGGTGAAGTTGTATTGAAGATGGACATCACTTGTGACATGAGTCAAGGCTGTGGTTTTGTAGATTCTATTAAATATCAAGCCTTTGGTATTTGGGACTAATCTATGCGCACCTACGCAGCCACAATTAAACAATCCCTCATTGAAGCAGGATTTGTATTGCATAAATGTGATAATACAAAAGCATGGAAGCTTTATTCGTCTGAAGCTTGTGTTAAGGCAGATGTAAAATCTGATCGTTATTTGATGCAGTCGAGAAGCATGGGTGATCTGTTACATAGGGCTGCTAAAGAATTTGGATTAAGTTAAGGAGAATGATATGAAAGTTTCTAAATTTAGTGTAGGGGAACAAGTTATCTTGCAAGATCAAGGATATGATGGCTACAACGGGGAATATGTTGTGCATAAAGTTGTTTGCCCTCAGATGGTATTCAAGGATCGTAGATGGAATTGTGAAAGGTACAACGTAAGTAAAGAAGAGTTCGGATATCTTTTAAATGAGATACACCCGAGTTTTAAAAACCCTAAAGGAGAGATTCTATGGGCAGAATCTTCTCTTCGTAAAAAGTACAAACCTTCTGAAAAGTCGTTTGACCAATTGATTAGTGAAATCAAATGTCCCTCCAATATTGCGTAGAGAAGGCTCGTGAATTACCCTACATTAAAGGGCAAAGTAGGCATTATTCTGTTGTTCTAGATAAGCGTGGACGTATCGTTAGTGAAGCTGCAAACTCTTACACAAAGACGAGTCCACGCATGGCTAAAGCCGCAAACAAAGCCGGATTGCCTGATAAACAATGCCTTCATAGTGAGGCTCTTGCATTGTTCAGAGACAAGCAAAGAAAAGGTGTTAAACTGATTGTTGCTCGTGTATCGGCAGATGGAAAATCAATGTATAGTGCTCCTTGTCCGGTATGCGCTATTTTGATTCAGGAACATTCTCATATTCTAAGTGTGGAGTTTTCAGTATGACATACGACAAGCAAAAAGCTTTACAAATCCTTGATACCATAATTAAGAACGAACAAAACGAGAATGTTCGCGTTGCTGCTGATGATATTCGGTATGCTTTGTCGCTTGCTTTGGTGGCCTACACAGAGCACTTAATGCATTGGTCTGACATTCCTGAACACAGCAATCAAGACACTAAAGAGTATTTCGCAGCCCTTCATAACATACATGCAAAGCTAACACAAGCAGGAATTTTCTCAATTGATGCGGATGAATCCACAAACCTATTGACTGACTGAACGGCGCATTCTAACCTTGTTGCAACATAACAGACGTTAACACAACGGAGCACAAAGCCATGAACGAACATGTAAAAACTGATGAAATCAGAGCAGCAATTGAAAGCCTTTCTAGAGATAATCCAGCTAGGCGAGAGTCTATTTTAGATGCTCTCTATTCTCTTAAAATCGGCGATCAGCTTGAGACAGGTACAAAACCTTTAGAGCTTCTGTTTGATTATTGGCTCTGGAGTAGCGGTGAGCCTCAAGAAGAAGCTCACAAGGCTTATGTGATTGCTTTGGGTGAAATTGAAGAACACTTAGTAAATCAAGGACTTATCTATTGCGAGTCAAGCGAGCAAGACCGTCCGTCAGACACAAATTGACACGAAAGTATTAATCACCTATAGTTAGATCATACAAAGCGAGGGCAAAGATCCTCCTAGAAGGAAGAAATAAAGCTTTAAAAGGAATTTAAGAAACCTTGTTGTAGCTGTCGGCCTGTGAAGGTCAGAACGGGAGAAGCTTTTAGCTAGCCGTTACACGAACGCTACACAAATTCCTAAATCCTATGGTGATTATCATGGCAATTTCTAAAACGATTGGTCATTTTTCCGACAACGCAGGTAGTTCGGTACGCCGTGTCTACACAGAAGAAGGCACTCTCTTAGGGATTATTCGTAAGCTTGAGGCTGGTGGTTACCGAGTTTATAGACAGCTTGACGGCAAACAAAGAGATAAACGTACTCTCAAAGAGGCGTTCCAGACAATTCGCAGAGCAAACTGATGTGTATAAGGGGCCTTTGTAGGCCCCTTAAATTTGTCTAAAGAAAAGTGTTGACGAGTGGTCAGAAGAGGGCTATGATTTCTACATCAAAGACAAACACCTAGGAACAAAAGCCATGAAATGCAAAAACTGGTCTATCGAACGTAAACGTGAACTGCTTGACTCTTTCAAGGGTAAGTATGTACACATTGAGTTTTTGAAAGCCGATAAAAGCCTTCGTGTAGCTACTGTCCAACACATGCAACATGCCATGTTCGCAGAAGGTCACGCATCAAAGGCACATGAAAGCACTGTTGCACACAAACCACAATTCTATAGCTGCGTTGACGTGAACAAGAAGGGTTGGATCAATTGTAACCTCTTGACTCTGAAACGTGTGAAATGCGGTCGAAACGAATATGTATTTAGCGATGAGGAATAATATTATGTGGAAATCTATTACTGATCTACCAGAAATCTATAACGAAACTAAACGGATGTTTGTAGTGTGTGCTAAGGTTACTGAAAAGAGTCAATGGGGCGCATCTTATGCTTGCATCGGCTATGTGACAGATCCTTACTGCGTATGGAAAAACAAGGACGGCTCTTATGCACGTTGGCCACACCCGTTTGAACCGACACATTTCTATGAACTTCCACTTGAGGGTATTTAAATGAAACACACTCTCGTAAACATTCCAGATCCAAACAATCCAGGCTCTCGCATTGTAGGGATTCGTATTGATGAGAGTCATGAAGCTTGGGGTGAAATGGGATTGTCTGAGCCTTGTACTTGGCTTAGTAAACAGCTAGAATCAAATCAGAAGCAAGATCACTTTGCTTTGTATGGCTACGCAACACCATCGGGGAAGCTTTATGCGTCTTCATTGGAAGCTTTGCAGAATTGCGAACAGTCTTGGGTTAAAGTGTATGTAAACAAAGAGGATTTGAAATGAGTCTGACTTGCCCTAAATGTCAAGCCTCTATGAGTTATACCGACTTACAAGTTTGTGATAGCTGCTGTTGGAAATGTGGCATTGAGCTTAACGTTGTAGACTACGTTATGGGGCCTGCTGGCTGGGAGTTTGACAAAGAATTCCTGGCTTGGTACGATCTATACTCCCGTAATGGTTTTGAGCTTTCTAAGTATGGAAGCTATGTAGCATGGAAAGCAAGTAAATTAGATGCAACACATCCTTGACAACGACAAGGGATTGAGTGAGACTAGTAGTAGTCACTTCAAGTGACAGTATTCTTGAGAAGCTTATTGAGGAGTAATGCAATGAAAGTCAAACTCATTAAAATTGATAAAAGCTACAAAGAGTGGTACGGGAAGGATGACATAACTCTTGGTAAAATTTATGAATGCACTCTGATTACTAGGTCGGGAATGACTCTTATTGTTGATGATGTGGGGCAAAATTCAGCACTAATGGAAGGCGAATACGAGGTGGTAGAAGAATGACAACCTCAGAGAAAATAGCCTACATCCGTAACAGCTATGGATTGATGCTCAAACAAAGCTCACATGAGTTTCTGTATGGATGCTATCTGTACAGCCAAGGTTTGAATGAAGCTTGGGGGTTGGATGGAAGTATCTCGTGGAAAGACCAAAAAGAGCTTGCAAAAGAGATTGAAGCGGTCTACAATGTGATGGTAGATAAGATTAAAGGCTAAATTAATTTAGATTAGGAGATTTGAGATGAAGAAAAGTGATTTGAAAACTGGTATGCTGATTAAGAATCGTCGCGGTGAGTCCTACTTTGTATTTATTGATGCATATACAAAATATACAGAAAATAAGCGTTTTGCTGTACGCACAGATGGCGGAGATTGGTTGGATCTGGAGGCGTTTAACGAAGATCTAGAAAACACTTACGCTGGCGCTGAGTGGGATGTTTTGCAAATTAGTACTGTAGGTCATCCTCGTGATCTATATGAGAATTTTGACAATAAGCTGATCATCTGGAAGCGTGATGACAAATCAGAATCCGAAAAACAGCTTGATGGGTTTGCAAAAGAGATTGAACATCTGAAGAATAAATTGGAGAAACTGCGTGAAGTCATCAAGGGTAAGAAAGAGTTTTGATGGTCAAGTCTTTGGAAGGCTTACTGTAGTAATGGACGTGGAGGATAAAGTATCTACCCATGGAGCTGTGAAAAGGAGAGTTGAGTGTATTTGTGAGTGCGGTAATACAGTTGTAGTTACTCTCGGACATTTAAGATCGGGTAAAACTTCATCCTGCGGTTGTCTTCATGCAGAAATTGCAAAACGGGTAAACACTTCTCATGGTATGACGGATACAAGGCCATTTAAAATCTGGTGTAAGATGAGGCAGAGATGTAATGATCCTAATACCAAAAGTTTTAAAAATTATGGAGGTAGAGGCATTAAATACTCCCAGGAATGGGAGACATTTGAAGGTTTCTGGGAGGACATGGAAGAGGGTTATTCAGATGATCTTACCCTAGATAGGATAGATGTTAATGGCAATTATTGCAAAGAAAATTGCCGGTGGGCTACCGCTACGGAACAAGCCAGAAATCAGCGTACTAAATCTAACAATAAATCCGGCAAGTCAGGCGTGCGTGAAACTACAAAAGGGAAATTCCAAGCCTATATTACAGCAGACTATAAACAAATATACCTTGGAACTTATTTAACCTTTGAAGAGGCTGTAGCAGCAAGGGAAGCAGGCGAATTAAAATACCACGGTAAAATTAAACAGCTTGACACAGTAATGGCTAAGCTGGCAGAATTGCAAAAAGAAGCAGAACAATTGCAAGAGACTATTAAAAAGGAGAAGAAATAATGAAATTTGAAGATTTTAAGGGGATGCCTTCAGGAAAGGATTATGGGGTAGTGCTTGAGTGGTCTTTGTTGGATGGTGATGATTTCACAGTGGCTTTCTTTGCTAAGGGTAATCCACTCCAAGGTGATATCTCAGATGATGTATTTACATGGGTAGTTGAAACAAAACAAGGTGAAACTGTATATCTTAGTAATGATCAACCCACCCACCGTCCCATCTTCGGACTAGATCAGCGAGAATGGTATGCCTTTAAAGAACGTGTTCTCCCAATTGTGGATAAATGGATTGAGGAGCGTAAATGAATAAACTCCTATCAATTTCAGCACTAATCGCAGCGTGCGCTGTTGCCACAGCAAGCATTGCATTCACAAGCTTTGGAACATACGACCGATACAAAGCACATACAAAACAAAAGGAAGCTTTGTTTAATAGTTATTTCAATGTATGTGTATCAGAGGTAGAGCGTAAAGGGTACGACGGTGGCTATCCAGAACGAGAGATTCTAGAGCTTCGTAAAGCTTGTGGTGTTGGTGCTAAAGCCTTCGCAGATAATAAAGCGGATTACACAGCACTCGGTAGAAGCTGGACGTTTGATAAAGAAGCTCAGATGTATGTGGAAACATTTAAATAAATAAGGAGAAGTAAAATGAGTTTTGAACCGATTTATATGCACAGACACATCCTCTGGAATCCCCAAGATCCTACTCAACAGGTAAGGTTTTAGGGGATACGGGCTGCAAGCACCCCCAGACGTTCAAACGCCACTATGGCTTAACAAAGGAAGAAAGAAAATGAAAAAATCTGTGCAAGCTGAAATCGTTGATATGGTTTGTGGAATGGTGAACTACTATTCCACCACCAAACCTGATCGTGAAGGGATTTGGGACGCCTTGACCCCATTCCTCAAAAACATCAATCGTGATGATCCTGGCTATCTGGCTCTCAAGGAGACGAATCAGAAGGAACGAGAATCACAAAAGACAGAAGACGAGAAATAATCCAATAAGGGCCTTGACAGGCCCTTTTCTTTTGCCTAAAATTTACCTCAACAGACAAGCTTTTGAGGATAGACATATGAGCCGTTATTTCATGATTCAAAGCTGGGTGGGAAGTCATGAGAATGAGCCTGACTACAATGGTCAGCAATGTGGTGAGCGAAATGTCCGTTCTTCTGAGGTTGTCCCTCTGTACGATAAGCACGGAAACGCCAACATTGGTGCATTTTCAGACGAAGCGCTAGAGGCTCGTAAAGAAAAGCCTAAAAAGAAATCCTCGCTTAGTATTCAGCAAAAGATTCTTCCTCAGCAGTCCAGGGTCGAACGCTTGACTGAGCAAATGAGAGAACTCGTACAGGAATACCAGAAAGGAAACATTGACATTGATGAGTATTCTATGCTGCTCTCTGTGATCAGTGCAAAGAGAGACAGAGCAATAAAATTACTCTCTAAAGCAAAATCTGTACGCGCTCCCTTTGAAATCGAAGACGAAGAGGCTATTTCTTTGGGAAAAACACACGTAAAAAGCGAGAAAAACTTTAAGACAAACAAACGTATTGCTACAGAGGGAAATCGTTTTGAAGCAGCTAAAAAGCCTACTATTGTTATTAATAGATCAAAGCTATCGAAAGTGGCAGATTGGATTAATAATCATCAATTTACATACTTCGTGGTTTGTAGCACAATAGCTCTAACAGCAGCAAAGACTCTCTTCTAAGGAAATATAAAATGAACTACTCTTCTATGACCCTTAATGAACTGATCCGTGCAGCACAAGACTCTGACTGTGATCTAGTAAAAGCCCTTGTTTCTGTCTTGGACGAGGTTGCTGTGGAGGTCCAAGAGCTTTCTACTGCGGACAAGACAGAGCCGGAAGATAAAGAGTATCGTAGTGCCTTTGATGAGCAGCTTGAATATGTGAAAAAGATTCTTGACCTTCCTAACGAGTATTAATCATGAATTCTCTTGACAAAGCCCTACAAAACATTCAAACTTGGCAGACGTTAGCGCAAGCTAACAGCATAAAACAGAGATACAAGCTTTGGCGGGAAAATGGCGTGTGGCAATCTAAAATTGTGGAGAATTGAAATGACTGATAATAATTTGCGTCAACAATTCGATGAGTTTTTGCAAAAAGACTTTCCGGCAGCTTATGCCAGTCGTAACAAACACGGTACAGATGTTTGGATTGACTTCGCATTTCAATGCTACCTGCAAGGTCGTTCTGATTCAAACATGAATGCACTTGGGTTACTCGAAGCTCTTGAAAAGAAGGCTAATTAAATGAAAATCAAATACGCATCACTTCACACTGTGAACGAAACACACATCTCTTTTGAAGCTATTAAATGTCCGTGTAAACAGAAACAAGAAGAAGGGTTTAGCTTTAAACAAAAGACAAATAAGCGTAAGAATAATGTTGTAAGGGGTTTTAAACGTATTGCTTGGGAGAGTGTGTGATGATTGATGTAACTTTCAAACAGAATGGTGAATTATATGTATGCTCATTTCACAACGTAGGGTTTACTTACGCAGAATGCAGGGTCTATAAACAGATAAAACTTGTAGGATTCATCCCCTGGAAAATTTACCAATACTCCTCTAGTGAAGGACTTTTTGGCAGTTGGTATAGTGCACGATGGGAGGCTGTAGTTAAAGCTAAACCTGATGAACTTATTTCATGGGCTAATAATGTTTTTACTGAATTTTGGGATTACAAAACAGCGTGGGATAAACATCATGAACACAATGAAAAACTCATTTCAAGAGAATGACCAATACAGACTTTTCCTCGACACTTACAACTACATCTTGTTAACAGTCTCATATATTGAAAGCAATACAATCTGGCTGTCAAATTCTGATTCATGTTATAAATATGACAGGAAGACAGAACGTTTGTATAAGTGGATGAATGATGGTTATGATAGGGTTGATACAGAATATGGCTTTTCTAAACTGAGTAGTGAGGATGTTTGGGAAGCTAGGAAGCAGCCTCTAGTAGATTACAGCGGATTTTATGGGGATTGATAATTGGAAGGACATTTAACATTAGAAAGACAACTAGATGACGGCACATGGGAAGTTATAGACCTTCCTATTGTTAATATGGTTTGTCACATTCCTCACGGAACTTACAGAGGGCACAACGGAATTATTACCTTATCCGGAGGTGTTTATTTAAGAGGTCCGGGCTATCAAGAAGTTACTATGAATGACAACTCAGGGGATCTTATAACTTGGAAGGCAAGACAACGTAAGAGTAAAATCAAAGAACCGTTTTGGTGCAAGAAGTGGAAGTAGAGAAGCCTCGGTGCTCCTTTCTTCGCTTCTGTTCTAAAAAGTATCTATGAAATAAATGAAAAATTCTTTGTGAAAAGGCTTGACATGGATGGTGGGTGGGGCTATGATTCGTTTAACAAAGCAAGAAACACTCTTCAGGAGAAGCACTGTGCAAGCATATCACGGGACACCAAACGGTAATTTTGAAAAATTCGATACGTTTCCTGTATTCCTAACTGATGACTATCAAGCAGCACGGGCGTATGCTGAAAATAATTTCTCAAGGGATGATTCTGGCTGGCCGGTAGTCATGACAGTATCGTTTGAATTCAAGAAACCAAAAGTCATCAATCATTCTGAATTAATCGATTTGATTGGCGAGGATGGTGTTTTAGAGTGGTCCAACTTAGATAATTTGGTTTGGGAATATGAATCGCAAGGCTATGACGGCCTGATCTTAGAAAAAGTTCCTGATTTCTACGGTATGGAAGGAGAGGTCCGCATTGAACGTTTTTATACTCAATACATCTTGTTGAATGAAAGCTACGAAGTAGTTAATCGATAATATGTTTACCTCTAATAGCCTAACAATCAAGGTGTTTTGGTACTAAAATAAATCCCTTGACATGACTCAAAGATCAATCCATAATGAAGACATGCAGAGAACGCTATCTTCGATAGCAAGGGAACAAACCAAATGAAAACTATCATTGTCTTCATACACACAAAGCTTATGAACACAGACGTAATATTGGCTGTGCCACATTGGCAAGCTAAATACAGCAAAGTGTTTACAAGCCTTAGCGAAGATTATGCTTCGTATACGCCTGTTGCTTTTGATTTTATTTAAACGAGAATTCTAAGAGTAATTTCTTATGAAAATAACTGTAGAACAATATCAGCAGCTATCTGAAAATTACATCGCCACCAGAAATCTCATGTCAGAAGAAGACCAAAAGATTATGAAAGAAAAGCTAAACTTAATCAGAAAAGAGTTAGCTTTTGATGCCTGTATTAAAACTTGGAAAGAAGGTAAAACAATTAATTGTAATGATTTTATTATTATTTGCGATAGGCTTGGTGTAATTATTAGCGATAGCCAGGCGAAATGGATCTTATCAGATTTAGTTGAAATAGGTAGCCAGTCTTACAGTTGTATGCCAAAAACTGTAGGAAAAAGAAAAGAGAATATCTTACAAACTCTTTGTTCAAACCTTTCTAGAGTAATTCAGGATAAAAATCTATGAAATTTACACACGAAGATTATCTAAACGAAGACTGGTTTCAAGGGGATGAGTCTGAAATCAGTTGTCAAACAAAGAAGATTGTAAAGACTCGAAAAGAACATGAGTGTTGGCTTTCTTTAGCTCCGGGTAAAACACCACATACTATTCCTACAGGAAGCTATGCTTACTTCGAGAAAGCTTTTGTTGATCGGAGTCATTGGGGTAAGTTTTATATGTGCTCTGATTGCATGGATGAGCTTTTGACAGAGTATTATGGTGATGAGTAATTTCTCCGTTTTGCAGGTTTTATTATGATTTACACAATATTGGAAGTTTGGTGCTCACCTAAGCGATCTATGTGCTACTCCACAAGAACTATACCTTTGTGTGCTGGTTATGCAACACATGCTGAAAATGAAATTAAGGAGTATCTCGGCTGGAAATTTTATAGTGATGCCTTTGGAGACGACCACTATGTCGTTGAGGGCCTTTGGAAAGTAGTTGCTAAAATTGGCATAGACTGGTTAGAAACACATAACAATTCGGACGGATGTCCCGACTACTATACGAATATCGTTTACGAAGAACTCTTCAAGGGTCAGTGTTATGACTGGAGCGAGCTTAAACAAATCTGGCGTCAACTGAAGCGCCTATAAAACTATACATCTATCGAAAGCAAACACAACTTTATCGGAGATAACATCATGCTCACTTACGCCCTCATCCTCACCTTTTCTACCCCTGTACAGAGTGAAGAGTATGTCATTGACTACAATCTCACTAAACAAGATTGCATTGAACGTATGCATGAAGAGTATCAAGATAGTAGGAATGAGAACTATGATAATCACGAAGTGATAGCTCAGATGTATAAGGATGCAGTAGAACGTTATAAAGCGGTAGCTATGGAAGGAAAGATTGTAGAAGCTAGCTTTAAGTGCGTTGTTGACGAATACTGAAATTACATTTTTCTTTATAAAGCCCTTGACTGGGCTTTTCTTTTACCTTAAAATTCCTCCTGTACCGGATGAGACGTCCGAGAATCAAGGCAACAAATCTTAACAGGAAATTCCAATGAACGCTTTCCAATCTGCTAAATATGTTCTTGTCAAAGCTCAATTGAAAGCAATGTCTTTTGATTGGATTGATTCTCCAAGCTACTCTCGTAATCGTGAATCTGTTTATCAAGCTGAAGAGATTATCTATTCGCCTAAAGCGGGGGAATACTGGACTCTTGTATGTAAGTCTAGCGGTATCTTGTGCCTTACCCGTGGTGATCAATCTATCACTGTTGATTTCCTGTCTGAATACAACACACAAGAACATTTCGTCATTAGCTTGGCTGAAAAGGTGAATAAAGTAGCACAAGAGAAAATCAAAAATAATTGAAAATAAAGCTTTACAAGGGTAGAGGTTGTCTGTAAAATCAATCACATCAAAAGGCAAAAGCCTTCAATAAGACAGGAACTTTACCATGTACACTCTAATGACGCAAGAACACGAAGGATCTAAACCTGAGTACCGTGAAATTGAATCTGCAGCCTTTGCTCACAAAATGGGTGACAACGGTGGATTCTTTAAAGTACAATTGATCAACGAATTCGGCATTATTGAGATGGAGTGGAAAGCATGAATACTGTTAAACTCCAAGGGTTCGAAGGTGATTTTCACATCACCAAACAAGAAGGCGTTTTTGTTGAACTCTTGGCCATGTCTTGGCAGAGTATCAATGGAGAACTCTTCTATCTGCCTAACCCTCATCTAGGTTTTAAAGAGTGGCAGGAGATGGGTGGTAGCTTAAGTTCTACTGCTAAGGTAAAATACACTTATGGCCGCTTGTATTGCCACAAGAATCAAATAACCAACATCTAATCATTAAATAAACACTTCACAATAGCCCGTCTAATGACGGGCATTCTTGTTTCTACCCTCCACTAAATAAACACTTTACTGATACCCTTCCAAATAATGAAAGCCTTACCACATAAGGTCTATAATGTGACTTGATAAGAGTATTTAGTCACTATTTATACGTTCGGATTGCGTGCAGCTACTAACGTATCTGCTAAGCACGAACAACATTCCCTCCTCTTTGTCAACCCCCTTCCACAATTATTCTCTACCATTCTGACGAATGGGAGCAATAGAACATCTTAATAACAGATTCTTAACTGATAAATACAATTAATCTGTTGTTCTTACATCCCCCTGTAAATCACCTAGTAGCCTCATAGTCATCCTCTATAAGTTACCAGTTCGTATAATACCCATTATGTTAAATGCTACTCTAGGTAACAGTCAGTAATAGGGATAGCCTATCTTGCTCAGGGTATGTCTCCTATTAACCAATCAATTCTAATAGCTATAGTCTTAAATACTCTGTTTAAGCTATTCTCTATCGATTGAGAGGTTCTGATAGAATAATATAATTGTAGATATTTTCATTTCTTAGTTGACATTGAGTAGTGGGGGTGGTAGGGTGTTAAACCACTCGGATAGATATCTGGCAGTTGACAACAGAGAGGAAATAGGGACGGGATATTTTCTAGACACGAAAAGTAGAGAACACCTGAACTAGCATGTTCTCTCAGAGGGGAGGGGGTAGTTAATCCCTATCAGAATTTACTTATATATTATATATGTCTATTTGCTTGTCCTTGTATTTAGTGGCTTACATAGGTGTTTAGGGATTTTGAAAATCCCTTTTAGCTTATTTCAATGTCTTCACCATATTCGTAAGTATTTCCAACAGCTAAAGCCCATGCTGAATGTCTACCTTTCCAGAATAGTTTAGGGTGAACTTTAATAAGTTTCTTCCAATCTCCGCCATCATCGAACTTGGTGTTGACTGTTTTGATAAGACCTTTCTGCTCCAATGACGTGAACACACGACCAGCATGTTTCTTACTCTTCAAGTTTAACTTTGTGTGCATATCGCTGTCATCGAGAACAGAGTAGTTCCAAACAACTACATGGTCACACAGAAGTTTAAACAGCTTTGTTTCAGTCAGTGTGCATTGATCCTTCCATAAGAAGTGCAGTAAAAACCCTTGATCACCTTTCCTGTGCCTAGTCTTATCCGAACACAGCTTTAGCAAATCAGCTAAGTTCCCTGCGGTGTCCGGGTTATCTTTTGGGAAGAATAAAGCCTTTGTGTAAAAGTCTCTGAATGCTGGCTTGTATCTGTAAGATATTTGCCACTCAAGACAGTAATCACCTAAAGATAGTTGTTCAGATATTTCCCCAGTGGTTTTATCAGTCTTAAACACAAAATCCCCTTCTCGAATAAACAAGAAAGGGTAGTTGGGTATATCATGTATTGGATATTCTACTACCAAGGTCTTACCTCTCCTCGGTTTGAATCCCGATAAGCTGGGTGAAGTCTATAGGGCTTTCCTTCATACATTACAGTTTGTTTGATTTCACAAGCTTCGTAGAACTCTTGTTCAGTCATATTTGGAAATGTGGTCAAAACGTTCGAACCATTATGGATATTATAGAGTGCTATGTCTTCTGCTCCACCCATCCCCCAAATTAACCCAGTCTCAAGTTCAAGTGCCTCTTGTTCTGTAAGTTTGTCTTTTACGATGCCTGTTTCTATGAGCTTACCTTTGAAATAACATTCATTCAATCCATACACATGACTGCAACCACTAGCAGCATGCTCATATCGATTTCCTTTACCCTTCCCGATGTATTTTAACTTCTTATCTACAAATACCGCATACACGTAATACATTTTATCTCCAAATAGTAAAACCCCCAACCAAGAGGGTTAAATTTCTACTTTTTGCCAACCAATTTTCTTTTCTTTAGCATTTACAACGATATTTTCATTTTCGTCATATGTGAAATACAAACGGTAAAAACCCCAGGATCTTCTAGATTTACTTTCTGCGTAAGCTTGCCTTCATAGAACCATTCCTCAAAGCACTTCTTGTAAGGATCGGCACCCATGAGTATAAGTCCATTTCCATCATCTTCGTACTCGACCATTCCGTAATATTTCATTTACAACCTCCACTCAAATAAGCCTTAGAATTCTTACAACCTTTACCATGATTCTTCTCACAATCACATACACAGCCTGAACGTGGTTTCTTAGGTGGTGCACTCGGTGCTTTAGGTCGTACTGCCCCTTCAGGTACTGGTCGTTGTGCTTCTACTGTCATTTTTAGACCTCAATAGTCATAATTGTTTTCTCATGGAATACGCGAACATGCGATGAAACTACATAACTACAAATTTCTAAAAGTTCTTCAGTGCTTGCGCAAATACCTGTAATAAAAATTCGAGCATAGTTATCGTCAGTTTTGTATCTAACAGTATCTTTTTGATGTAATTTATTCCAAATATGGCACACGGATTTTACAGTCTCAACATCTCCAAGCTTTGAATGCAAATACAGAAGACTGTAATATTCTTCTGGTAGTTTATAGTCTTTATTGTACATCATTCCTTCCCCTTCCAATAATAAACAATTTCATTCGTACTAGGCTCTACCCAATACTGAACATATTCCACTTTATCCCAATCAATGTCAATACTTTTATAATCCAACCTACTATTCTTGTATTTTACAGGAAGTCCTTTCTTCTTTGCAATGTGTAATGGCCTTTGCCACCACTCTGCTTCTATGATGTCTGTTGGTGTGATGGTGATTTTATTCATAGGCAAAGAATCTTTCAACTTCTTCCTTTGTAAACCATTGCGCATAGTCAAAGTCATCTACGATTACGCATTCATACTCGGACTTGAATGTGGCTTGATACAAATTACCCACGGTAAAATCCATCTTGTTCATCCCATGCTCATAAATTTCAGACTTACATTTAACGTATTCGTTCATTTCAACCTGTCCATATGTTTCTGATAATCAATTACACCATCAAAGAATTCATTCTCTGCAAACAGTATCTGTCTTGGCTTCTCATCCCCAAGAGAAGAGTTCCATTCCCATTCTAGACACTGTAATTCGTAATTGCAAGATTTAAACACCCAACCAATCTCTTTCTGCTCTTCAGCGAACAAGACACCTTTCATATATTCTGATCGTTCGTGTTTAGGCATCTGCATTATTCTCTCCTGGGATTACAGGAATCCACTCACCATTCACAAGCTTCTTCACTTTACCTTCTCTGTAAGCTTTGTTGAAAGCGATAGCTGCCTCTTTGATGATTTCTTCTTTCTTTTCTCTCAGTTCTAAAACTTCTTCTTTTGTCATGTTAATCTCCAAGCAGATAGCAAGCAAATCTGGAGAGCGCTATTTGCATTCCAATTTCACTGCCGTGCTTTTGCATATCCTCGTAGCAACTAACCATTAAATCTTTTGTGCGTTGCTGTTCGTGCTTAAGATCATAAATCTCATCAATCAAATCAGAAATAACATATTTAATGGCATACTCAGAAGGTAGGTCTTGAACCTTGCTGTATAAGTCCTCTTTGAATTCTTCTTTAGTCATCCCAACATCCTCTTAATCTGAAACTCTCTACCTCTTACATGAGCTACGTGATACATTCTCCAAGCATCTTCTGTATTAACGTTTTCATAAAAGAAGTTACACTGCTCTTGACGCTTTAGATCATACCCCATGCGGCGAGCATGCAGTTCAAATTCTTCCCTTACTTCTTGCTCAAAGAAATCATAACCTGAATCTTCGTAACAACCGTTTGGTAATAGTGTGTCCATTACTCCTCCAATACGATTGACTCAACTTCCCAACTACGCCAAGCAACATATCCACATCCACAAGGACAAGTGTATTCAAAACCATCTCCTGTAGAGTCTAGACTGTTTGCATATTCTTTTGCCGCACTTTCCGAGAAAAATACTTTTTCATTAAAAGTTTGCAGTACGTTTGGGTAATTCTCAACTCCTGTGTCGCTCAGTTCGTAGCAAATCACAACATAAGCTAGCTTACTCATCCACTTTCCTCCATTCATCCCAAATAATTTCTTTATCCCAAGAAGCTTGTGTGCCAATTCTGTACCAAACACTTCCGCCACCAAGAATATCTGTTTGCACATGGAATGTCAAGAACAAGCCCTCGACTTTTGCTTTCTCTTGTTTTGTTTGGAATTTAAGAACGTTTGTCATACAAGCTCACCTCACCATATCATATACTTCTCTTTGACTGCATCCAGACAAAGATTGTAGTAGTCTGTGTAATCAAAAACAAAATGTTCGCCATCTCGGCACAGGTAGGCTCGGTTATCTGATGTTACAACAAGGTCGTAAGGGAAATTTTCTATATACTTTAGTGTGTCGTACATTTGATCAATTGCTAGTTGTCTATAAGTGGTATCGATATTCATACATTTCCTCACATTTTAAGCTATAAATAATCGAGCTATCCTATAAGACGTAGGGTAGAGCCTCTTAACAGAGTTCTCGATTATTTTATCATTATTTCCTATGAATCTCTCCCTATTCTAGTGATTCCAAGGCTGACCTTCAGCTTGTGCATAGCTCTTTAGGTAAATTTCACAAACCCCTTTGTAAAAAGTAATGTTTTCCTTCTCAATTTTAAAACTCCAACCTGTATCTAAGTCATGTGTCACAAACTCCATGTCACCATGTTCCTCAATAAGCTTGCTAAACTCAATAATAGCCTTTGAAAGTAACATTCAATCCTCCTCATATTCAACTGGATTTGTCTGCAACTCATGCCAATATTCAATGAAATACCCGCATGAAGCTAATGCATTTTCTCGTGGATTCATCTTGGCTAATTGTACAACATTCTTTGTGCCGCATGCAACCATGTAAGCTTGCATATCACCACCAACAGCTTTCACCATTCGTTTCAGATATTTGACTTCTGTTGCGGGGATATGCTTTTGTGGGGCACGCACACCGTACAATGAGAAGAGCCTACGCCATTCAGCTTCGTCTTCTCCGTATTCCATATCTAAATGAGTTTCAGCCCATTTAATTTTCTCTTGTCGTGCAATACGACCTTGTTCTAGATATTCTGCTCTTTGCTCTGGTGTAATCTCATTTAGCATATAAATCATCCTGTAACTGTGCAATCTGTTGCTGAAGATCCCAAATAGAGCCAATGAGTTCTAAAGTTACTCTTGTGTGTGGGACGTCTGTATCAGGGTTTACGAACACACCAAGTGCTTGCAAATATGATTTGATAAACTCTTCTCTGCTCATTTCTTAAACCACCAACCCTTACCTTTTATCCACCCAAAGGAACAGATTTGAGTTTCTGGCCTACTCACAAATAACATAATAATTCCAGCACCAACCCCAAAAAGAAACCACGGACTACTGTAAACCCCCAATAACGCGAAAGCAAAGATACCACCAATGTCCCACATATCATATTCAATTGTGGTTTTCATTTCTTCTCCTCTCTTGAAATCAAAAACCCGAGCCACATCTTATCTTCATAAGACTTCATTTGTCTGTATAAAACTCTAAGAGTTGTCAAATCAAGTTTTAACTCAATACCCTCCAAGAGCATACTGGCTTGATAATTAGACTTCTTTGTCCTATCCCAAGCTAGAGCCTTTTGCTCGAATGTAATACTTTTAGTCTTATTCATATCACAATCCCGTTCTTCCTATAACAAAGCTCTAAGATGTACCTGTTAATCATATACCCTTGTCGAATATCCAAAAGAATTCCTTCTCTAGCCTTCTCTTCCATTAATTCTACAGTAATTGTAGCTGCTTTCCTAGCACATTCTTCTAGTATTTGTGTTTGCCAAAGCTGATATTGTGTGCCTGAGCCATTCAATCTAGGTTGCTGGTGTGCACACCCTGTTAAAGCAATTATGAAAGAGAAAGCTATGAAGGTTTTCACATTATCTGCTCCTAGATGCTACTTCATCTTGATGTTTGTATACGGCTTCTTCTTTTTGTCGATTCATTAGCTCTTTTAGCTCTTCACGAGTCATTCTTTTCTTTCTCCTTAAATTCAGAACATTTCACTTCTTTTAGTTTATCGTCTTTGAAAACGTGAATCACTTGCATTGTGTTGAAAGGAAGCTTGCTGCAATTCTCCAAAGCTTTCTCGCAAACACAACACATAAATCCTCTAGGGATGTGGGTAATTTCCATGCTGTTCTCAACTCAAATAGTAAACAGGTAGCCCACGCTGTACAAGACTAATTATAGTCTTAGGCCCTGTACTTGTAACAATCGTATTATCTCGTGCTCGATAAATAGCGTCTTCAAAATATACTGAGTTTATCTTGTCAAGTATAATTAGACCATCAACGTATAGCTCAGGTTTGTTATTAATGTTTGTGATGTGGATTTGCTTTAAATTGTCTGTCATTGATTGAATTCCTTAATCAACTGCTCTTTTTGTTCAAGTGTCAGATAGTCGGCACGATTGACAACACCGATAGCCCTTTTTAACCCCAAGTAGAATTGTTCAGTAGCTTTGTGGTCTGCTTGTTTAATCTTCTCCAGCAAAGCAGAGCGTTCAGAATTTAGCATAGTTTAACCCTCCAAAAATTGCTCAAAATAGAACGGAGCCGTAAACTCAACAAGGTTCTTTTGCACCTTCAAAACACCGTTCTTTGTTTGCTGCAAGGATACACGAGAAACAATCTTACGTGATTGGCTTTTCTCGTATTCGTAGGCAGAAAGCTTAAAGGCTGAGTCTAGGTTTGGACTCCATACACCCGGATAATAAAGTTTACTGACCTCATCATAAACCCATTCCGAATTGTGCAGTTCAGCTGCTGTCCGCATACTGATAAAACGTTCACCAGTCTTCACCGGATATGCAAATTCATATCGTTTACCATCTTTAGTGCGTTTATAGCCAAGTTCTACAAGGAAAGCGTCAACAGACTGTAGTTGCAGAATCTTAGTGTCTTTAATTTCTACTTGTTCTTTCATTTTATTTCTCCTTAGGGATATTTAATGTATTCTACAGTAGTGCCAGTTTCTTGCTCGTCAAACAATTCATGGTAACGGTCAATCTGTGCTTTAGCCCAAGCAAGGCCACTCACTTCTTCAAGGTCTGGATTGTGCAAGCAATCTCTATCCGCCTGCCATGCAAGATTACCTTCCCAGTTTTTATAAAATTCCCACCAGAACAAAGGTCCATACTTGACATCAGAAATATCTTCCCATTTAGTAATCTTTGTAAATGGATAGCGGTATTCTACTTGTGCGGTATAACTACTATTGTGCAAACGCTTCAAATGTTTGATTCGTGTATTTCGTGTGTAAGGCATTTTCTACTCCATGTTGTGCAAAGCAATTGAGTCGCCAGCAAAGTATAGCTCAAGTCGTTCAGCTTCTTCAAGCTGTAATTGATAAGAAGTTTCTGAGACTAGACGTTTGCAAAGCTGGATACTTTCGTTCAGCTCTTTATTCCCGTGCAATTGCCTGTGCCATTCAGGATGACATGAGGCGAACTCCAAGAGTTGTGCATTAATCCTTAACAGTGCTTGGTATTTCTGTTCAAGAGTCATGTTATTTCTCCTTTGCCAATCTCAGAAGTTCTTCAACTTCTTGTGTGATAAAGTAAAGTTCATTGTAGCTTGGTAAATCTAATTTCCCAGCAACCTTTTCTGAACGATCCAAAGCTTTCTTTAGATGACCATGAATAGATTTCAATTCTCGGATTAATTCGCTTTTTGTCATTTTTCCTCCTATAAACAAGAAATCCCGATCAGTAGAGATAGAATACCTCACCAAATCGGGATGTGCAAGTTAATTTTGATTAATTCTCTCAATAGAGACGTTGTGCTTCAATAGATATTCTAAACCATCGTTACAGCGATATTCGTGTCGATAATAGACCTTCTTAATTCCTGCTGTGACAATCTTGATACTGCAAGCCAAACAAGGTTTATGTGAAATAAACATTTCGGCACCTTCAGCGGTTTCTGTGCTTCTCCAAAGCTTCTGTAGCGCCGCGTCCTCTGAATGCCTTACAGTTGGTAACGTATTACCATTATCATCTTCACAAACCTCTGTTTCCCACCCCGGAGGCTGTCCGTTACAACCCAACGAGATTACTGAGCCATTTTTATAAATCAAACTTCCAACTTTAAGTCTCGTTGCAAAAGATGTTTCTCCAAATCTGCAAGCCATGTCCATCAAGGCAAGTTTGTAAATGTCTTTCATAATTAATACAAGACAACGCACGAGAAGAAATCAAGAGCTTCTTTACTTTCTTCAAAGTTTTCCTCTAGTTCACGAAGACTTTCATACTGACTAAGAAACTCAAGATCATCTGCACTATGAATCAAAACTTCATCAGCTTCCAGTCCTGTTGGTTGACGATATCCATTTCCTTCATCATCAATTTGCATAAAAACTAGTGCCTCTGGATCGTGATGCTTGAGGTGAGCAATAAGCTCTTTCACTTTGAGTTGCATTAAATTTCTCCTTAATAAGTTTTCTTCAGTTGTGGTGCGAAGCCTTTTCGGCTGTTTGAACCTGTACAAGTATAATCTCCAGATCCACTTGACATTTTAGCTTGTCGAACAATATAGAAATTCTTTCCCCAATTTTCATCAGCCCAAGCTTGTGCTTCTGCTCGACTACGAACGTGAATATAAACTAGTTGATTCAGGCTTGTCAATACATAAAATTTTGAAGGGTGTTTGAAAGTAAAGCCTTCTTCGTCGTTGTAGTTGTCAAGTTCAGCGGCATCTACGATTGTAGTTTTGATTTCTTTAGACATACTTAGTGGCTCCAGATTTCTTCGTACTCGACATATTCAAGAATACCTTCTTCAACACACATCTTGATAAAATCTGTATTAAATGATTCTTTCCATGGACGGTAAGCACTCCACCAAGTATTGTGAGAATCTCTATCCCTCCAATTTGGTCTTGGTGGATTACCTGAGTGTTCCCAAAGATTTTCTTTCCATGAATCGCCTTGAAGAATGTCTATATCAGCTGCAAGACCTTTTATAAAGTCCTCGTATTCTGGATTATTTTCTATTAGTTTTCCCTTAAGGTACTGTCCAAACCATTCCTTAGTAAGTTGCTGTGTAGACTTATAAAGACCACCTACACAATAATCCGAGTATTCTCCAGCACTAAACATGTAAAAGTATTCTTTCATTTTCTTCTCCTTTGAATCAAGTGTGCACTAATTCTAAGCTGCACACTATCTTCTGTCAACTGATTTTATTTAGATTTGGCTGAAATCTCTCCGTCAATGACAACGGCACTTTCTGACTCGATAGTAACAGAATCCCCAGCAACTACGACTTTACTTTTCGGCTTAGCCTTACGTGCTTTTTGCGCTTCCTTTCGATCACGTTCAGCAAGAGCTTTAGTTACACCTTCTTGTACAGCTTTTTGAATGATATCCTCAAGAGTTGGAACCTCGAAATCTTCTTCCTCTTCAAGCAGAGCCATGTTCTCAGGGCTGCGCTCACAAGCTGGGTTGCCGCAATTGCAAGGTTGTTTAGAACGAGCTTCCGCATAAACTTCAAGGCGTTCCATAATCTCATCAGCATCAAGATACACATCTGAACCAGAAATTACTTTTTCGATTTCAACTTCCGTGAGGAAGTTAGCATAACGCTTACGCATCAACTTGTGCTGTTGCTTACGAAGGAATACAGCTTGCTCGTAAGTTTCATGCTCTTTGCCATATGAACCGCTCGTGCAAGTATGGGCAAAGAATTCAGCAGATTCCGATACACCCCAAGTGTGGCAAGCTAGGAAAATGTATGTACCCATACTGCCGCAATCAGATTCAATAAAGCCAATAACGTTTGCCTCTGACTCTTCGATAGCGTTAATGATCATATTGCCTGTGCGTACTTGACCGCCAGGGGTATTGAAGCGAATCACCACCTCGTCTTGGGGACTTGCACTTCGTAGGATATTGCAAAGATCCAAATACTCTTCTGGGTCACCGATAGCACCAGTCAAGTAGTAGTCATAACGAACACCTCGAAACTCAGTGGTGAAGGTTTTGTTTTGTGGAAACATTGGTAGTAGCTTTTCTTCTGACATATTATTTATTCCCCTTATTCTTTTCAAAGGCATCGAACGCCATGCCCCACATCTTAGCTTCTTCTGAGCGCACGCAATAATCCCAAGAATCAAAATCAATCAATTGAACAGGGAGATTGGCAAACTCGGCTACATCTAGAATATACTGCAAACCAGAGTTTCGTTTCAAGTCTTGTTGTGCGATATCACCAGTAACTACACATTTACTATTGACACCTTGACGACCAACGAGACTCTTAGCAACTTCTGGTTCAAGATCTTCAGCCTCATCCACAATGATAAATGCATTATCCCAGCTACGACCTTTTACATGTTCCAGGGCTAGCATTTCAATTTTCCCATTAGCAAGAAACGCTTCGTAATTACCTTGTCCTACTCGTGCTTTGATTGTATCTGTAATCGGAGCACACCATGGCTCTAACTTCTCATCTTTCCCGCCTTTAAGGAAGCCGATTGACTTACCTTTACCTTCAGCGGGTCTAGCAATGATAATTCGATCGATCTTTTTCTCCATCAACATATCTGCTGCAATTGTAGACGGAATAAAAGATTTACTTGAACCCCAAACACCGATACAGATTACAAAGCTTGTATTTTGTACAGCATTAATATACTCCTGTTGGCGGTCATTCATTGCTACAAGAGGTTCACGCTTTGCTGCAAATGCCACAAACTTTTCTTTAACTTCTTGCTTTACCCCACCATTGCGGGTGCTTTTGGTACGTTTTCTTGGGACAGCTACTTCTTGACCGTCAATAACAGTTAGGAAGTTTCTTTCTTTGGCGCCCATGGATTATTTCCTTCTGTTGTTTAAATATTATCGCCTTGCAGAATCAGTGTGTCATAAAGCTTTTCAGCAGTCAACCCTTCTTTCTCAACTGTTAGCTTAAATCCTACTCCAGCCTCTCCAGCACCATACGACTCCCCAAATTCTTCACCATATCCTACAGAATTATTAGTCACAATTTCAAGCTTAGCCCCATACTCAATAAACAAACCCCTCATCCCTGCTAAAAATCCCTCAAGCATCTCTTGCTTCTCAATCTCATTTATCTTACCACTACTCCATGACTTAATATTAGCAATTTGTGTGTAAATTTCGCTAGTATTTGGGAAGACCTCTGAGCCATCATCAAGCGATGAAATAAGCGCAACAGATAAATCAAATTGATCTTCCAAGACATTCATGTCGTCTAGGACGGATTGATATTGCTGTTTGGTACTCAATTAGTCTCTCCTTTCTTCTCAGTCAATACAAAGTTCATCAAGTCACTCAAGGGACGGGTCATCGCTAGAGTCGCTGCATGAACAGCTTGAGTATAATTACCGTAAAGTTCAGATGCAAGAAATTCTTCAACCAAATAATACGTTTCTGGGCTAATCCTTGAAAATAATTCTTGTTTCCATTGCACATTCAATTTATCAAATGAAATCTGATCAAGCATCATTAGGATTTCAGGATGATCTGCATACAGGATCTTAAGGCTATTTTTCAAAACGTGTGTGTCATTCAATTTCAATCTCCTCAAATTCTTCAAGATATCTACATCCCATATCTTTCTTTTTAGTATCCTCAGTTCGAATCATAAAAACTTTTCCATCAATTTTCATTATATTAGTTACCCAAACTTTACCGTGCCCAATTAACCAATAGGATTCACCTAGTTTCGGATCTTCAATCATTTACACTCTCCTTCTCATAAATCAATTCTTCCCAAGTAGCACCAGTATACATCCAATAAAGCAAAGCTGCAAGTACAATTGGCCAAATGGCTAAAGAAATTACAAGATACATTGTGTGAATGCTCGCCAAGATCGTGTTGTCCGACACTAGCATCCATTGCTGATAGGATGGATGGTCCTTACCCTCTTGTTCATCTAATGACCTAAACAATTCATGGATACAGTGAAGGAATCCTCCTTGATCCTTTGTGATACGATAGAGGAAAGATTTTAGAAGGTAAAATGAGCAAACACCACAGATGAGCCAAGCTAAAATGTAAATCATTCTTTAATCCCCAAAGCCTCAGCAGTGTAATGACCAATCTTCTTAAGGTAGCTCGACATTGCTTTATTTTCTGTCAAAATAGCTTGCCTATCATTCAGAAGATTCATAATAATCCTTTTTGCACACGATTCAAAGCTCAATGCTTGTAGATTACCTTCTGAAAGGATAGATTGCAATGATCCGTTCTCTTTCTTGGGATCAATTCTTAGGAAGAAATCAATATCCTCTTGTTTCATTCTACTTTCTCCAGATAGTAATTACGAAGTTCATCTGAACACATCCTGTCATGTGTGTCAAACCAAACAACCCAAACACGTTGATACTCTGGTTGATCGTTGTATACAGGAACTGTCGAAACTGCACTTACAGTCATCAAAGGTCCACCTGATTTCAATTGTACTACATCTCCTGCTTTAAACATCATCAAATCCCCTCTTTTCTATATGATTCTCTGCCTAAATAAACGACTTCTCTTGTTCCCTATCCTAACATACTGCTTAGGGCTTTGCACGATTTATTCAGGCTGTTTTACTTAGTTAATCTTGATTAGGATTGCGTTATTCCAGATGGTAGGATAACTGTTCCATTCATCGTTGTCAACAACACCGTGTACACGAATACCACAAGGTGTGTAACCATCAGATACAATAGCAAAACCTTCTTCTTGCCAGTGACAGTTTTCAAATTCTTCAAGATCAACAGTACCAAGATAACCTAGATCAATTTTCATATCATTTCTCCCTGTTTACAAATTGCTCTGGAGATTTCCCAAGAATGTAATATTCTCGCATCATGATTGAGTATAGATCGGCGTCTAACGGGTAGTCAATCATTGATTTTACTTGTTCTACAAACCAAGCCCAACCAAGTGGTGTATTAGGTACTGTTTTCATTTAAGTTTCTCCTTAAGTCCAGACCAAACAAAACGCACTTCACTCCAAGATGAGCACTGACCTTTAAAAATCTCTTTGTATTCAAATTGAACGTCGCAGTCTGGACCATCAAAATCATAGTAGGTTTCGTAGCTAACGTCAACACTAAATACAACTTTCCACAAACCTTTTATATCGAAATGATCTTCACCGAAAGCATCAAAGAAGAAATTTCCCCAACCACTCAGATACTCTTGTTTTAAGTCGTCTTCGACTCCTAGAGGTTCACCAGCAAATACAGGAATGATATTCTGATGGTATATTTCTTGCCTCATTGGGCTGCACCAAACTTCTACGATAAACGGTACGCTCATAAAACACCTCCATTTCGTTTGTGTGTGTGAACCTTTCGGTTCGGTATGTGCATATCTTATCACAAGGAACCCAGAATGCAAGAGATTTTTCAAAGAGTGTGAAAGAAAATTTTTGAGGGATTTTTGGGTTTTGGGGGGTTGACGTAGGGAAGGATGAGTAGCCTTCTATTTTCCGACAAACGGTACTATACAGAATCAAAAACATGGTGTATACTGTAGCTATCAGGACAAGAAAAATAAATAAGATTTGCACCGTCCTGATTTT